AACTCCTCTTGAGTGTTGACAGGTTCTTCCTTGCCACCAAAATAACCATATTTAAGGCTGTATCCTTCCCCTTTAGTGTTTATCTTTACCTTTTCGTTAGATTTTGATTTCTTATTATTGTTAATGTATTTTTTCTTGTTGAGGTCAGTCATAATTGTTGTATCCTTTTAATTAATTTAAGTTAATCCTCTTCTGGGTAGTCTTCCCAGCCAAGGTTTCTGTTAATTCTTTTTAATAGTTGAATATGGTTTGCACCAGTCTTTTCAACATGATGCACACCAGCTTCCCAATATTGTTCATAATCTTTGTCGAACAGCCACTTTGAGCGACCTACGACTCTTGGGTTAGTGATATCAGCATAGATTGAGAAGTCTTTATTCCTGATAATAAAGTGGTCTTTACCATCAAGGGAGAATAGAGAGCGAGAGATTTTTACCTCTATCACGTTATCTATTCTAGTTTTGTAGTACTTGCGTTTAGGGTTAGGGGCTTTCTTTTTCTTCTTTACCTCTGTCATAATAGTATTAGTGTCTACTTTTAAGCAGAAAAAGTCAAAGCCTTTCCTTTACAATATTTCCTCAAGAGGGGTAGCCTGAAAGCCACAAGCTTTTGCTAAATAACCGTATCTGTTACGCATCGCACGAGAGATAGCCCTTGTTTGTGCCATACCATAGACAGCAAACTCAGGTTTATCAGATAACCATGGTTCATCAGACTTTGCTTGCATAACGCCATCAGCGACGGTGTTATCATTTTCGTCTGTAACGATACATTGGACGGTCACGGTTAATACACCTTTTTCGTCACGGCTATCTACACACTCACAACGAGCAGTTAGGTTTTTGAGTACCATGATATATTGCCAAGCTTCAGCAAGTAGATAAGTTTTGCCATCAGCTTTTTTGATTGCGAGCCCTGCTCCGTCTACAAAAGCTTTCAGTTTAGAGACATCATCATCTACACATTTTGGTTGGGTAGAGTCAGTCGACACAGAAATTGTAGCAGTTGCGCTATTCTGTGCCTTTACAGGCACCCTACGAGTAGGTCGTTTACTATTGCTATTTACAGAAGCGACAGCTGTTTTCATTGCTTTTTCGATTTCGATAATTTCATCGGTTGCATCAGTATCCATATCTTTTACAAACCTTTCTTCACAGTCCAGTTAAAGCGTGAGTATGATTTATCAACAAAACCTTTTGGTAGTGAACCATATAAACGAAGATAGTCTTCAGCTTTCTTCTCGTTAGCTACTTCCATTGTTTTAGTTTCTTTAAAATCAGCTGGTACTTCTTCAATATCTCCAACTGCGATTTTGGTAATTCGAGAGACGCTAACTCGGACATTCCCGACTTCGTGGACATCGTAGTCTTTTTCTTCCTCAAGGTAACTTTTTAAACTAGCCTTGAGCTTATCAACCTCCTTCTGTGCGTTAGAGATTTTATCTAACTCAGCAAAAACAGCAGGATTAGCCTCTTTAAGAGTATCCAACTGTTTTGCCAAGGATTTTTCAGTATCAGCGATAGAGCTAATCGTCGCCGACAAATCCATAGACATTTTGTCTTTCCTTTTCTCCTGACTTACCCATTTTTTTATAGTATTGTATTTTGGTGCAGGTATGAGCCTGTGGAGCATAAATGAAATGTTTAACCAACCACCTCTTTCACGCCTAATGACACGGCTAGAGGATAAAACTCTAATAGATAAAAACCATGAACAACCAGTAAAACTATCTAATAGATAAAAATGCGGAGAACCACAGACTCATATCTGAACCAAAGATTATTTTGTTAAAGTTCAACTCGACTTGGACAAGGGAGGTGTGCTCGTAAGTGCGATTATATCTATCAACACACACCTCCTGCTCGACTTGGACAGGAGAGGTATTGTCGGAGGCTTTCCATTGACTCTACCTCTCCCTAGAACATTGTTGCTAAATACTACATAAAAGATGTTTTTCAGATTTGTATAGATAGGGTTTTATTTGCAATCCATATATTAGATATATAGAAATAGAAATAACGGTGAAAAACATAAAGTCATACTTAAGGGGTTTTGATTTTATCAAGTAATTTTCAGTAGTATTTTGTTAATGTTCGTAGTTTCATTATATTAAAAGGTACACCTTTTGTCAATGGTTTTTCATCATTTTAATGAAGATTTTTTGTTTTACAGAGAAGGGGTGTAAATTGTTCGTATTCCCTGAACCAACTGTTGTAAATTCACCAAGTACTAAGTCATCAACCACACCGACAATCCCTCGGCTACGGTATTTAGTGTCTTTAGATAGATGCCTTAAACGATTGTAAGCTTTAGGGCTGACCTTGATATGTCGATGTAGCGTTTTTCTTTTCTCTGTATTTTGGGAAGTGTTAGGATTTTGTTTTTTCATATCAGATACAATTCTACCATGAAAGGTTCACCTTTGCAAATCAGGAGATTTTGTCTAAGATTTTAGTCGTTTTGCCTGGCTTATAAATAATCACATCTTTGGTGAATTTATACCCATGGTCGGTAGTACTTTCGACTGGGACGACCTTAATATCTTCCACATGACCAAACCGCTCAACATTGCCAGCTAAGTCTAAGATATAGGCTAGTTTATCAGGATTATCAGGGTCGACACGGAGAGCTCTTCCAATAAATTGCATATACAGAGCAAGGCTTTTGGTTGGACGGCACAGCACAACACAGTCGACACTAGGCACATCAACCCCACGGCCTACCATACCAACATTAACGAGGAATTGGAACCTCCCCTCTCTAAACATTTGCATCTTTGCTTCACGAGACGTTTTAGTGTCATTATCAGAGTCCATACACTCAGCCACCCCACCTAATTTTTCAATAACTCTTTGTAGTCGGTAGTTCATATCGACATTAGGAGAGAAGATAATTGTCTTCAAATTATTATCCATGCACCACTTAACAGCTTGTGTAAAACGAGAAGTATTTTCTTCAATGTCTACCCATTTCATCATGTTAGTAGTGTCAAAATCCATACGGCCTGGCACATCACGCACAAATGACCAGTCTGTTTCAGCGACATGATATTGAGTCTTAGAAAGAAAACCTCTCTCTTGTAAGTAGTCAATATTACAACGATAAATAATCTTATTCCAGACCCATGCACCAAGTCTAGTTTTTTCACCATCACGGCAATGGATACGAGTGATTGGACGGCAGAAGATTTTTGGGTCTTCAAAGCGTTTTGCAAACACCACATTTCTAAACGGAGTGGCAGTTAAGCCTACAATACGGCAGTCGGAAGGTAAAGCATTTAAGAACTTCATGTATTGAGAGTCAGCCCTGTCGCTTGTCACGCAGTCACACTCATCTATAATCACTAATTGAATATGTTGGCAATGTTCAACCCACTTAGCAATCGTGCCAATCGTTGCAAAAGTAACATGGGAGTTAATCGACCAACCACCAGCACTAGCAGAACAAATTGAGACTCGTTCCTGTGGGAAGCCTGTCTTTAATAACTTTTCATAATTTTGTTCAAGGATTTCTTTTGATGGTTGAAGAATTAAGACAGAGGTGTTTGCCCTCTTAATAATCTCAGACACAACCACACTTTTTCCAGCTCCAGTACTAAGACTCAAGACACACGGGCGTTTAGCCTTCTCCCAATATTTGAAAAGAGTATCGACGCACTCTTCTTGGTAATCTCTTAATTTTAATTCTGGCATTTATTTTTCTCCATTTTCCAGTTCCACCGTTTACGTTTATTATTGTTCCTACCTTTAATATTTCTTCGTTGGCTGTTCTGATGTTTCTTATTAACAGAGGTAAGGTGCCACGTCCCACAATGTTTACACAAATAAACAGAGCAAGTCTGATAACCTAGTGCCTTACGTTCGTAGTTCAGCCTTTTCATTGCTGAACTCCTTGTTGAGTACATCATCTTTTTATGTACATAGCAAAAACTCATAATATATAAAAATCATTCTCCTCTCAATAATTCATAGCCTGGGGCTTTTTCAACAAAGATTTTCTCTTTGTTATGTTTGACAACCTTGATTGTGTCTTTGATATACCTCAATTTATCTTTTAGGGCATCTTTTGTCTTTCTTTTTTCTTCAATTCTGTCGAGCATATCGTACTTTCTCCCATAATAACCCCAGTCATCAGTACCCGTAGAAACATAAGAATAGCCATTTATCCCCTCATAGGCACGCATGGCTTCATAAAAGTCGTCAGTCGCTTTAGCTAATTCTCTATAGAGTTTTCCTTAGCAGTATTGAGAACGCTAAGATAATCATCATATGCTTTCTCTACCATGGTGGGGTCATTCCTTTATTTTTATCGCTAGTATATTTACGGCGTAAGGCTACAAATTGGTTGATGGCCTTAAGTTGCCCTTTAATATTAAGCATGTTCTGATAAGCTTTGTCTCTTTGTTTTTTAAAGTCATAATAACTTGCTATTATGGCATGAGTATCTTCGTCTAACCCCCCAATGGTGCTGGCAAAGACCTCTCTATTGTCATCGATAAGGTCATCAATCTCTATACCTAATGCAGTATATGTAGTTTCATTACATCTTAAATTGAACTCAAGTTTTTCAATAGTTTCTGAAAAATCATCGTACATAGAGAGGTCCTTTTTATCTTTTTATTTAGTATCTTATTTGTTATTAAAATGGCACATCAGACAAATCTATTGGTTGGTCGACTTCTTCATCACTAGGAGTAGCATCACCACCTTGAGCAACAGCCTTGTCATAGTCTTCATCAGATGTTTCATCGGTGATTGTCATTTGGCTGTTCTTCGCCATGTTCTTATCATGGAGTGCGTTGCCATACTCAGAGATGGTCGTTGCGTATGGAGTCAAACCTTCAATGGTTGCTTCATCATAAGCTTCACCTTGGGTAAATACAGGGGCTGCATAGTGTACAGAACCATTAACTTTGTATTCAACGCCACTAACGATAAGTGGGCGGTTGTAGAACGAAGCACCAGCCTTTCGCCTAATATCAGATAAGGCACGAGATGCAGAGCCAGAAGCCTCAAGACGGACAATCACCCGTTCACCATTAAGTTCAGTTAGGGCGTATAAGTTAGTGCGGACTTTGCCGTTGTGGGCTTTCACAGTAGTTTTAATATCTTCCCACAGACCACGAGCAATAATAGCCCCTCGTTCATCACCAACACCACGCTCATAAACAGTTATAGGTTCGTCCCATGAAGCAAATTCAGATGAGCTTAAGAAGGTGTTAGCAGATTTATTTGCCGCATCGAATGTACCACCATAAATAGACATAGCTTCACCTAGTGGATATAAGACAAGAGGCATATCGAGTTTTACGGCTGCATAGTCATTGTCTTTATCGTCGTAATAAACAAATCCACCTTCATGTTCAATTTTTCCAGTTTCTTTATCTTTGAAGATTTCAGCTTTACCACTCCACCTCAAAAACCTCTCGGCAGGATTAGACAGGCTGGAACCTGGGTTTAACATTGTACGCATAATTGACTTTTCCTTTCATTGACTTTGCGTTATTTGATAGTGGGTTAATTATAGCAGATATAAGAGAAAAAGTAAACCTTTATTTGAAGATATTAAACGCAGTTTCACCAGTTTCGTCATCAAGCACAGACAGCCAGTACCATGGTGTTTTGATGGCAACTAATGGCCAGTTCTTCTCTTTAGCGTATGCAAGAGCTTTAGGTAAATCTTCAACATTAAATTCATAGTCAGCGCCCTCTTCAAATATTAGCTTTGCATTTTTAGTTCGTTCTTGTTCCATATGTGTAAAATATTCCTTTCAATTAAAATTTGATTGCTCCATTAAGTTGTTGTTCTTTTTTAACCGTTGATAGTTCAGGCTGAGACAACGGTTTGCTCCATGGGTCAGGTTCACCTTTTTTCGGTAAGGTCAGGGCAGGTTGGCGTGGGACAGGGACAGGGTTAGCAGAGACAAAGCCAGAGGTCTTTGGTTTAGCAAATGATACACTATTTTGGTCAGCAACCCTTCTACCTTCATCATTTAAGTCCATAATAACTAACCCACACTTATCATGCCTAACCGATGTACCGATTTTATAGTTAAGACGGTTACGATTTTTGTCTAGCCCGATATAGATACCTTCTGTTTCTTCCTTTTGTTCCTGCCAGACCATTAGCACAATATCTGCATCTTGTGCGATATAAGACGAGCCACGCAAGTCGTTAATATCAGCGTGAGCTTTCCCCTTTTCAACTTTTCTTGTGTGCGAAATTAAGACAATCGGAAGTTGGTTTTTAATGGCAGCTTGTTTGAACTCCTGAGTAATAATACCAAGTTCATTTGCCACATCGTGCATTTCACGGGCGAAGTAATGTAAGTGGTCAATAAACACACACTCAGCCCCCCACGATTTAGCTTGTTCAATTAAGTAAGGTATTGTTTGCCAGTTCATACGGTCAATCTGTTGGAAACGTAAATATTGACAAGCCTCAGCCATTTGTTTCTGTCCGACTTCATCATAGCCATACCCTAAGATATTCCAGAACCTTGATAATAATTCTTCCTTAGTCATTTCAAGGGTGACAAAAACGATTTTGTGTTTCTTCTTAACCATGTTTGCTGCAATGTTACAGCATAGGAGCGTCTTACCAGATGATGTAGTTCCTGCTACAATAGTCAATTCGCCAGGGGCAAAACCCATAGTCATTCTATCTATCGCATGGTACCCAGAAGATAAGCCTACTGGTTTGCCCCAATTTTTAATCCTTTGTAACGCCCCCTCAATGTAATCCGATGGATTGACAAGTTCAGCTTTCGCTTTTGCCTCCACCTCGTCATCAACAGAGTCGTCAATCAATTTATCAAGGATTTGTTCACGCTCGTTCGCAGATAGGTCACGGATACTATCCATCTGCCTTTCAACACGAGTACGTGATTTATTACGCCTCTTTGGTTGATTTGGCTGATTTAGTTGATTTGTGGAAACAACATTTTTTACCTCACTAATGTTGTTATTATCATTGTCATTAACCGCACTTTCCATTTTAATTATTCACCCTTTAATATTTGTCGAATATGCATTTTTGATTTGAGTATCGACTTGTTTGTCATTTCGATAATATCATTTATAAGTCGTGTTGCCGAGACCCAACCTTTATTTGAAGCATTTTGTTTATGTTTTTCTAGGTCACGAACAAATTGTTTATTCCACTCAATATCATCTTTTTCATATTTAATTAGTTCCTTGATTTTATGTCTATCGTCCATAGTTTTGTTCGGTTTTTTCCGTCCATATTACAACATATTTTTAGTCTTTGTGAATAGGTAATTGGCGACCACCTAAACTTCTAATCCTGCAATTTTTCTTAGTTCAGCAATGTGTGCATTATCTTTGTCGATTCTCTGCTTATCCTTTTCGTATTCAGGACTGCCAGGGGCATAAATAATCGTCTTATACTCAGGGTCGTAATAGTCTAGTAACCACGGCCTTTCATGTACATGGTCAATCAACCATTGGTCATGTTCAGGGCTGCCGTCGATACGATATTTGTGTGGCTCACCGTTTTCGTCATAGAGCCAATCGTAGATATCATACTTCATTATCAGCTCTTTATTCATGTAGCTTGGCATCAAGCCACTATTGATGCGGTCTTCGTCAATTCTTTTCTGAAATGGGAGTCGGTCATCAGGGTAATCGGCGTAAGGATTTTGTTTCGGCTTTTCGATAATCGTAGCGAAACGACCAAGGATTTCTTCAGATAAGAAGTTATAGATGCTTGGGGTATCAATCCATTTAGCATTCAGATAAGCATCAACAGATTTGAGGATTTTCTCAGAGGTGAAGATTTTAATCATGTTCTTTGCTTTAGACACAAGACTCCTAGTGTTTTGGAAGTTACCAAAGGAAGGTTGAAGTTGTTTCAATAGGTTGGTCGCTTCAGCATAGTCACCTCGAGTTTGTTTCTTCTTCAGTTCAAGGTTATCAGCTCTAACAGGGGTAGAGAATGGAGCTGGAGAGGTAGAAGAAGGGCGTTTTGGCAATCTTTCCCCTGATTTTACGCCAGCAATTGGAGATTTTGACAGGGGTGGATTTTGTGTGAGGTCATGAGAGGCTCTGTGAGGCGTGTTATTTTCTGAAACGATATGACACTCATCTTTGACAGTACACAGGGCTTCACGAGGCTCTGGTGAAGCCACAGCGTATGTTTTCGTGAAGGCTGGTGGCGTGTGGACGGCGACGGCGGAACAAACTACTTCAGGTACCTTTTCCTTTACGTCGGCTTCGCCGACGTTTCCACTAAACAAAGGAAGATTAACCATTTGATTGAGTTCGACACTAATAGCGTTAGCGTCTAATCCCTTAGGGATAGTATTAGCGTTAGCCTTGTCAATACTAGTCAGATAATCCAGATAATCGAATAACGACAATTGTTCCAAATTTGACTTATCAGAAAAACATAAATCATGTGAGACGACTTTAGTCGGCTCACAATGTGACGAGCGTAGCGAGTCACATAAACGTACCGTTTCATACACAGCATTTTTTAATGGAATTTTGTTCAATTTATATGACTCAAAAATTGTTTCAATTTTTTCGCAAATTTTTCCGTTATTACTTTTCTCGTTCATTTTTTCATTCACATTCAGAGTCGAAATAACAGGGGTAATTTGGGCATTTTGCGTTACTTGGTTCGTTACCTGAACCATTTCTGGAAGCATTACTTGGTTTGTTACCGAATTCGCTAGAAAAAGTTTCGATTTTACACCAAAATTTTGTGAGTTTTCCACATGGTTTTCCACAGGTTTTTTCGCTTCTTTTTGTTGTAGAAATAACATCGTTTTTTCTTCCAAGAGGGCTTGGTTAAAAATAAAATATCGTAGTTTCCCATTGCCAACTGTGCTTAAAAAGCCAGTCTTTTTTGCTATACATAAATGCGCTCTTAAAGTACTGGCAGCCCACCCAAAGCGTTTTGCTAGATGTTTATTACCAGGGTTTATCGTCCCGTATTTGGTTATTTTCTGGTTGAATTTATAGAAGTATAAGAGGATTCTTCTTGCTCCACTATCAGGGGTCGAGTCAATTAAGACACGACGAGCTGTCTCCTCAAAGTCAATTCTTTCTTTATCTTGCAACGAGATGTCGTCCATAGATTGTTATTCCTTATTTAGTTTATTGGTTAGATTATTAACACATTAGATTTTAGTTGCCAAGTTGAGTTTCACCTCTGTTATTTAGAGAAAGAAGAGTTTATCTCTGATTTCACAAATAGTCTTAGTATTAAGAGAGATTAAGCGACAAGCCCCTAATCCTATAACAGTAATTAGCCCAGATGTTTTAGCACGAGAGAGTGAAGATTTTATTGTTGCCTCAGAGACATTAAGCTCTTTTGACAACTCTTTATTAGAGAGGTGTAGAGGCATTACAGAGGTGCTTTGTACCTCATAGTGATAGACATACTTAACAATTCTCCTTGCTACGCTATCTTTAACTGCATGAGCAATATATAGGTCAATTTCGCCGCTAATAGAATTGAGAAAATGTTTATGGTCTTTATCGGCAATCATAGTCGTTTTTCAGCCTTTCATTAATGTTTATACACAACATATTGTACACCGTTTTGAATAACATTGTCAACAGATTTTTAGCATTGACATTTATCATAAATATTTTGTAATAAAACCGTACAAAGCTGTTATAATTATGGTATGAGATACTATCCTGGAACTTATAAAAGACGAGCAAAAGTTGACAATGACCCGTCCAATCCGAGCGAAGATACCGAACAAATTTCGTTCGTAGAATACTTAGATGAACAAAGGATTCCGTTCTGGCACACCAATAACGAGATGTGGACAAACTCATGGAGCCAGAAGACCAGAGCTAAAGAAATGGGCGTGAAGTCTGGCATCCCAGATTTATTCGTAGTGTTTGAGCAGGGACTGGTGGGAATTGAGATGAAGCGAAAAGAAAAAGGCGTAGTATCACCAACTCAGATGTACTGGGCTAATTTATTAGAGCGTGCAAAAATACCTGTATATATATGTAGAGGGAAAGATAAAGCAGTTGAGACAGTCGAGCATCTGTTAAAGAACGGTTATTCAAAAATGCAGGTTGAAGAGACTTATGAGGAGTTTTTATTACGTAAAAAAGCTGAAGAATTGAAGAAAAAACGACAAAAACCAGTAAAATTCTAAGAAAAAGCTAAATGCTATAATAAAAACAAATAAGCTTAAGAGAGTAGTATGGAAGAAAATAACACAAAACAAGAAGATTTTGACAGCGTTTATGGGGCTCACTCCTCACAAGGCGATTATGTAAACGACCATGTAGCTGATGAAATGATGGAACAGCTCATTGCTTCAATGTGTGGCGATATGACCTGTGTCCCAGCCACCAGCAAACAACAGAAACTAGCAGTATATTCAATTGAATATCTAGTCGATAACCTTCCAGCAGTTAATTTCGTCGTATCGTTCTATACACAGTTGATTATCGGTGCAGGCTTAGAAGCTAAAGACCCATATAACCAGAAGAAACTTGATGAGTGGCTTCAGAAGAAGAACGCTATGGGGCAGACCAATCAAGACATCATTGCAGACTCTGTGAAGAACTCCCTGATGTATGGATACTCTGGTATTCGTTTGTCTTTAGGTGATTTTTATTCTGTCATGCCACAGCAATTAAGGATTTGGAAATTACCTCTCACTACTAAGGTAAATGGTCGGGTTGAGGTTATTCCTGGCTTAAAGTCATTAGCTTTTTATGAGGTCAATCTTGATAAAGGATTCAAGGTTGAGAAAGATGAACCAGAACACACCTTTGTTTTGAACGGTAAGAAATATACTCTTGAAGAAGTGATTAAACAGAAGATGTTGAAGGTCGCTGCAGACGGTTCATATGTCATTGCCGAAAATAACGACCCAGACACATTAGCCAGAGTAAAGAGTGTTTATATTGAACCAGAAAATTTCTGTCACTTGCGTAATTCAAACGACGGAGATTATGGCCGTTCACCGTTATCATACGATAAATTAAGAACACATCTCTTAATCGACCTTATCAAGAACTTCCGTGATGAAATCCTTAATGACGGTTCTGATTACATCATGTATCTAAAAGCAGGCTTATCGGCAGGGCAGTCATTAACCTCACTATTATCACAGCAAACTACTGAACAATCAGTTCGAGGGGCGCTCGATAAGAAGATGGTCAAGACAGCTTCAGATAAACAGATGGAAGCTGCTAAGCGTCTTGCTGAGAAGATGAAGAAGTCTCAGAAGACTCGTATGTCTATTGTACGTAAAGACCAGATTGAAGAGATTAAGAAACTAGAAGGCACAGTTAGATTGCCAGATTATCTAGGTATTTATAACGACGCTAAAGATGTGGTAGCAGACATTTATGGTATCCACTCCTTGCTCGTTGGTGGCAAGTCATCTGGCTGGAACACAGGTATGTCTTCAATGCTTGAGTTCACCATGGACAAGACAATTCGTCCGTTCCAACAGAGATATTCACATCAGTTATCAGATTATATTTGTCGTGCTTCAGGTGTTAGGGGCGAAGTCCGTTTCCGTGAGTATGAATTATTAGATAAGAAAGCTCAAGCAGATATTGAAAAGACCCGTGCTGAAGCTGAGAGGCAGATTGCAGACGCTGCTAAACTAGCTAAAGAGACAAAACTGATGACTAAGAAGACGGTCAATCCTAGCCCTGATGTTGAAACTGAAGCTAAAAAGAAAAACACAAGTTATAATAACGATAAGAAATAAGCTAAAGGAATAAATATCATATGACACCTGAATTAAGCAACGAACAGTTAGCACAGATGGCTCAAGCGATTGATAACAATATGCAGGACAGCCCAGCTGTGTCTATCGACCCAAAAAGCAATAATGTATCAGTAGTTGGCGACCCAAATAATCTTCACCCAACAAATGGCGATTACACTATTGTGTATGAATACCTGCCTGAAGAAATCTCAGCTACAGACCGAAGTATGCTTGACTATGACCCTGAAACAAAAAGATATACTGGTACACTCCATTATAAAAACAAAAGAGTTAAACCTCTTTACCGTACAAAGATATCATCTATTCTGTTGACAATTTTGACAGATATCGGTGTATTAACAGAGGAAGGATATACCTCAAGTGCATTACAAGCCCATGTAGGTGAGGTATTTATTAACCATACTGAAGACATTTTAGAGCTAGCTTCACTTGTCCTTGGTGAGAGGAAAGAACGCTTAGAACACGCACGAGAATTGTTTACATTTCTTGTACAATTAATTGAAAATGAACCAAACATCATTAACGAGACCAACAATTTTTTAGAATCTATGCAGAAAACCTCAACCACCCAAACAGCCCAGACGCAAAATTAAAATATAATGCGAGCCTAAACATCTGGTCTGCCATGGCTCATTTCGTAGCGAAAGAGCTAGGGTTAAGACCCTACCAAATATTGACCGAATGGACGGTGGAAGAGCTAATGGTAGCTTATGGTGAGTATGCAAATATCCATGCAAGAGAGTCATATGAGATGATGTCTCCAAAGGAACGAGCGAAGAAGAGAGTCCTCCCGACAGACCGTTGGGCAGTAAAATTCATTAGTCTTGAAGACGCACTTAAGATGCAAAAGGACGGGATAGATGAGTCCACCCGAAGGCAAAATGAGATAGATTTACAGGAGATGGCTGATATGCTATTGTAGTATCAAAAATGCACGAGAGCTCAAACGGTTAGAGATAGCTCTGCAAAAGCTACATTAGTGAGTTCGACTCTCACCTCGTGCTCCATATTCCATATATTTGTTTGGAAAGAGAGATGTTTTATCACCCTTAAACATCTCTTTTTCTTTTCTATGCGTTTCGTGATGTGTATCGGTATTCCATAAGCACCCTGATATTCACACCAAGATTACTGCTTGTTTTGCTTTCAGTATCAGTTACCTTGATTGCGTGTGCTCGTCCATCAAAGAAGTTTTTAAGACTAGCTAACTTCTTCTCTGCAAGTTCGACATTATTTGCACCAGATGAATTAGAAGAGGTATTTTGTTTAGCGATTTCTAATTGTACTTTTGCATCTTGCACAGCGTCATAAATACACATACGCAGGTCGTACCAATGGCCAGACTCATGGTCTTTGGCAGTTTTATCTGGGTAAATACCGTAGTCTTCCTTACCAAAGCCACTAGGGAGTCCAGCAGAGAATTGTTTAGCTAGTGATTGTGTGATGTCTAGCCAAGCATTATTTCCAGCATCATCACGATAAGATATTTCAACTCGTACCATAGCAATATAATTATACCAATCAATTTCAGCATATAATTAAGTCAAGATGACAAGAAGTTCAGTTTATTATATCTTCCAGAAGAAAGTCTTAGATAGCGAGACCTATGCTGGATATAAGATTAAATACGAAGAAGTCTGCCGAGGGACAAGACTGGTTGGCAATGGGTTGACAATTACACAGGCTTTAGATGATGTCCCGACCGCTTCAATCACTATCCCTATTGAAGACTTGCCAAAAGACGATAAAGGTATTCCTGTGACTAATCTAAACAACTACCGTGTGTTGTTATCAGTTATGGTCAATAACAAACGCAAATATGGCATGGCTTGTATTGTAGAGTCGATTGAGGTTAATTATGAAGACGAGATAGCGACCTTGTCACTTGCACATCGTATGGCAGAAATGAAGCAATGGCTGATGCCAATTAACCTTGTTGTAAAAGACATGACTCTTGGTCATTGTGTAGAAAATGTCGCTAAACTGAGCTTCCCTGATGACTATGTTAAAAATGAACAGGTGTTGAGACAGATTGGGTATTTGACCAATCTCACCGTGAATAAAGATTATCCAATCCTTCCAATCGGCACAGCAACAAACCATGTACAGGCAAATCCTGATGTCTTATCGCCAGCAGAGAGGTTATATGTTCCACAAGAAATCCCTGTAACGATTGAGATGGACGCTTATGCGTATAATACAAAGCTTGAGATGAACTTTTCATCGACTAATAAGCTAGAGGCCTTAGCTGAAATTATGAAGAACACTAAAGACCTACATTTCTTAGGCACTATTTCTGGTCATGAGATGTGGTATGAACCGACCAATGGAGCGTTTGGTGATGGGGTGAAGATTTCTAATTTCCAAGATGAGTGTGATTATTCAATCATCGTCTCACAAAATGTTTTAGATTACGACCTTGAAGAGTGTGATTTTAACCCAGCTAAAGACATTTCACTTATCACAATGTTAGGCGACCCAGTATGTTCACAAGACTTAACAGACCATTTCAACCGTGCTGCTGTGTTTTGTGGCGATGTGGGGGAGGGGGTATTACATTTAACCCTCAAAGAGATTTATGAAAACAAAGCCACTCTTGAAGACCCACTATTCCCAGTAGAGAAATATGAGTTTAATATCAACCTCCAGCCTGATGCGGTATACGACAATAAGACACATAAGAAAATCAACAATGAGAAAGTCTATGAGAATATCGACATACCTGTCATGGCGAATAATGAGAACCGTGAATATTATGTGACTGACCTTGAGCAGCTAGGCAAAGATAACGGAGCAGTATATCATACTGTGTATAATTTTTCTGACCTTTACCCTATCCCTGACCTAGAATACACAGATGAGAACGACAAAAAAGTGGAGTTAGAAATCACCGATGCAGACCGTATCGAGATTACTAAGCGTGCTTATAATAGAGCAATTAGGTTCTTAAAAGCACAACGCCCTCAATGGCAGTACCAATTTAACACCACCGCACTACCAGCAGTTGATATGGTAGGCAAGAGAGTGCGTTTTCTTTATGACAAGAAAGTATCCCGTGTTGGTGAGTGTGGTGAACCAACAGAGATTACTATTGCCCATGTTGACGAGTGTTTTTACATCACCCAGAGGATTATTTCTTTTGACCCTGAGTTAAATGAAGTAGCGACAATCACCCTTGATAAAGAACTCCGTCCAAATACTAACCAAGAAATGGCATATAAACTACACGAAAAAGCCAAAACACCTGATGTTACAACAAGCTCTGAACTTGGGACATTGTACCCAGAGTATGGCAATACAAATTATAAAGACCGTATGGACTCAGAGACGATTGATAAGCGTACCCCAATCTTCGTGCCTAATACTGGTATACCAGAAGAGGGTTAATATATAGCACCGAGTGCCGCTCTTGCACCGAGCCTTCGGTATGAATTACCAGCACCAGAGTTATTCTTATTAACAATCTTAATAAACTGTCTAACGCTACGATGGTTATTATTTGTCGTGTCGTTATAGGTACGGGTATGGTTATCAGAGACAGTATTAGGCCTTCTCATAAGAGCAGAGGCAAGTTTGGTATCGCCTAGGTTAAGAGCAGACATTGCAGGTAAGCCGACCTTATCAACCACGCTTTTTCTCACGACAAACTCTCCTCGTTGAGCCATCACAGGCACAGTATCGACACCAATAGGGCCACCAGAAAATTTGTGTACCGTCTTCAAGCCTGTCCACATTCTTGCGTTGCCACCACCTAACGATGGTGCATGGTCTTTTCCATTTGGGAATATTGAATTATTTTCAACAGCTTCGCCCATAGACCCGTCAAGAGAGGCAAGGAATTTAATAGCATTGTCGATTTTCTTCAATAACTCTTTTTGGTAATCAGACTCAGGTTCTTTATTAACTCTGTCTCTGAAGCCCATATAATCTTCTTTGAGCTTGGTAACCTTTTCTCTTGTAGCATCATCGCTCACCATGTGCCCACCTTTTGTTTTAACAGTAAACGGTTCACCACCGTCAGTTGGCATTAATTGGAAGCTCTTCTCGCCAGACCACCAGTCATCTTTCTCTGTTTTTTGCATCAACTCTTGGTTATTTTTAATTACAGCGTCGTAATCACGCATTAACAATAAGTTTCTAAAACCGTCAACAACAGTATTAGCTGCATTGTTAATTGCGGTTATTTCATCTTGTGCTTTAGTATTAAATGCCCCTTCAAGTTTTGTCCCAAGCTTAGTAATAGCATCTGGGATATTCCAGTTGACAATTTGTCTTGTGGCATCGAGCTGTGTCCCTTCATTGTCGAGAAGTGCAGTAACCTGTTCCTCTGTCATCGGGGTGCCCTTGAAGTAGTCAGAGACGATTTCTTCATTAGATTTATCGTCGTAATTATATGTAGAGCTGTCGCCGTTTAGGTTATAGAGCTTTAATAGTTCAGCTAATTTGTCACGACGGTCTCGTTGTGATTGAGTAAGGTCTGGTCCTTTGTATTTAAAGGTATTGCCAGTATTGCCCAGTCTTCTAAATTCATCACTCTCTGTATATTCATCAAGTTTGCTATTAACAAGTTTAGAACGGAATTGTTGTCTTGCGATATCCATAGCTTTTTCAAGGCTATTACCACCATTTCTGAAGTATTCTCTCACTTGGTTATAAGCAAATTTTCCGACAGCACTATTGGTGTCAATACCATGACCAGCCGCTTGAAGGGCTTTAAATACTTGGTCAGTTAGAGGTTTAGAGTGTTCGTCCCATGCTTCTTTACGTTTTTGGACAGCTTCCTCAGTAGCTTGTTTAACTCGTTTAGCAAATTCCTCGGCAGCCTTAGTAGCCCCTTTAAACCCACCGACTAAAGCACCGACTGCTGCACCGATTGCTGCACCAATAGGGCCGAAAACAGACCCACCAACTACTGCACCACTAATACCACCAGTAGCAACGCCAGCTAAAGTGGTTAAGCCTGAATTGCCGCCACTAAGGCTAGCAACAGCAGAGGTTACAGCTTCAGTAATAAGGTATGCAAAGGCACCCTTCACAGCAACAGAGAATAACTTGCCAAGGACTTTGCCAGCCTTTGCAATCGTTGCATAATCAAGGCCTGTTTTCGCATGGATGAATTCCTTTGTGAGGGATTTAGTGATATCCCATGTTGCACCCATACCTTTCGTTAAGGTTTTGCCCATATCAGTTTTGTCAAGCAAGCTAGAGAGGTTTGCAATACCTTGTACAATACCAGCTGCCGCAGTAAATAATTGAGAGATGCCACGTCCAGCAGGGGAAGCTAACCAGCCGATAGTCTTACTAAGTTCTTTGGTATTGAGAATGCTGGATAAACCTTTCAGCCAACTTGCTGCAGTTTTTAACCCGTCAATATACCCCTTAATCATTTCGACGATTAGCTTAATACCCTTTTTAACGATACTGTACATATCAGAGCCACCAGTAATTTCACGGAGTGCGTCAAATGCTGCCTTGCCAATTTCTTTAAGCCCATCGAATAAAACCCTAGCGATTTGTTCTAGTTTATTCATATCAAGAGAACGGAGAACATTTGCTAGATTAACATAAAGAGGCTTAACAAAGGTGTTCAAGAGGTCAGCCATACGGTCTTGTTCTTTGAGAAGGTCTTTTATAGAGTCATAGAAACCTGAGTCGGTAATAATACCGTCCATGGCAGTTTGGATAGTTTCTTGCATTTGTTGTTTTAGACCAGCGAAAGTACGAGAATACTCTTTAGAGACATTAGACAAACTTGACTTTGTATGAACAAGTTGAAGTGCTTGTAAGAGGTATTTTGTGTCACCCTGTGTAATTTCAGCGTTAGGGTCATTAACACGGGTAGCGAGTTCAGGCTTGATAGATTTTAGTATCCTCTCAAAGATAGGTACTTTTTGAGTGAACTCACGCCAGTCACGAGCAGTTGCCTTACCAGTAGTTACTACCTGGATTGTGTTAGTAACGATTTTATCGAGATAAGTAGAGACCTCTTGCCCTGAAGCCATCAAAAGGTCACCGATACCCTCAATAGCATCGAGAGCCAGTTTAGAGTCACCATTAGCTAGTGGAGCAAACTGTCCAGCGTATTTAGCGAGACTAGCAGAGTCAAATGAAGAGTTCGCAATAGCACGCTTCTTGATTTCTTCAGACAAAGTGTCTGAGTTATCGTTTGGGAAGAATAGTTTAAACCCAATTCGTGCAGTCTCGAATGAGTTAGCCATTTCAAAGCCACTTTCATTTAGTTTCTTCAGGGCTGGGATAGCTGTGCCGATTAGAGACCTGCCCATATTCTCAACATTCTTCCAGATTTGGTATGAGAACATTTGAGCCTGTTCAAGAGCAGATGCAAAACCACGCACGGTGTAGAAGCCTTTAAGTAATGCCTCGTTAAACTTAAGGCCAGAGTCTTTTTCTTTTGGAGCATCAGCACTCTGTTTAGTGGTGGTTTTACCCTTTCCCATCTTGGCAAGGTTCTGAGTGCCTTTCGCAGTTGCATCAACAAAAGAGTCAATCTGGCTTTGGGTCGCCTTAGTTGGGCTATGTAAGTCTTTACGGTTTTTCTTTCGTTTTTTAATCCTATATGCAGTTTGTTTAATCTGTTGGTTTTGGACACCCCACATATTGTTGACGCTCTCAATCATCTGAGCGAAGCCTTCGTTGGCGATATTCACATTGAGGCTTTTCTTAGAGAGTTCGCCAAGTTCTTCTTTTAATTTGGCGACGAGGCGAATAAGGTTAGTGATTTGTTTGACAGCCTTATCGTCTTGAAAACTTAATCGCTTATTCTCAAGTTGGTCACGGATACCTTTAATCTCATTTTTAAGAATCTCAGTATCCTTAGTCGCACCAGCAGTATTTATCTTGACTTTGTCTTTCGATAAGCCTTTGACCTCTTCACGAACTTCACCAATCGTTTTTTTCAACTGGTTAAAGGTACGAGAGATGTGCTGGTTATTCATCGTAGTGACAGTATGTTCAGCATCTCGTGCCGCACCTTTCAACGACTCACGGAGGGCGTTGATGTTCGATGTGATAATTTTGTCGATACGGTCAGCTAGTTTATCAAGAGCTTGGATTAGTCCATCAAAAGTAATCTTCTGGGTTGTCTTAGCACGAAGTTTGTCTAGTTCATCACCAACGGTTTTAGTCGCCCCAGTAGCGTCTTTAGACATCGAAGTGAGGGATTTTCCGAGGCTGATTAAGTTCTTCTTAGCGTCATCGACTTTTTTATTGAAAACATCGGTGTTAATATCTACATGGTCACGGTTCTGTGCCTCAATCATGCGTTTTAACCTGCTGACATTATCAGCAAGCTTTGAAAGCTGGTCGACAGCCTTTGTAGCGTCAATTTCAAGTTTAATCTTTGGGTTAAATGTGGATTCTGACATTATCTAAAAATCTCCTCTGCTTTTTGTTTAGCTATCTCAAACCATATCCTTTCAACGAAGAAGCGTAAGCTAGTGTCTCTTGCATTTTTCTCTGCAAAAGGCACATAGTTGAACGCAGGGATTCTACGTGCAAATGAACCACTTCCGACCTTTTTCGGACCGATGAGTTTTTGTTCATTCACACCGACGATAATATATCCCTCTGTATTCAATTTATCCTCAATTTCAATAGAGTCTCGCAAATTACCTGTGTCGACAGGTACATTTTTTTTGAGTTCCTCAAGGGTTTGTTTCGCCCAGCGTTTAGCGTTGAACTCCATAAACGCCATTGATTTTCCCATGGTGAGAGTCAATGCTTCATCAAAATCTTTCCACCCTGAACCTGGGGTGTATTTGCCTAGATTAATTTTAGATTTCGACGTGTATGCCATACCTTTATTATAATTTTGGAATAGTTATTTCTTTTTTCTTTCTGATAAGTGTCTTATAATAAGGACATAAAAAGGAGTACCTTTCAAGTGAAGAAAATTTACCGTGTTATCATCGCTTACAACCCTCTTGAAAATAAAGTCACAGAGTTTAGGCGATTAGATATGTATAGCGACACCTATGAAACAGACTCAACAGAAATGTTCTATAAAGTATTAGGCTTAATAAATAGGACAAGCGACATCATCTTGGGGAGGACAGCAACCAATAATTTCTATCAATTGTCTCCAACCCCATACGGAACATATATCAAAGAAGACGCGTCTTCAGTAGATAAGTTCATCAATAAATCGAAATTATTAGTAGCAATCGCTAACTACCAGAAAGAAAAAAACATCCCTTTTGACCGATAGTATAATTCAAGTATGAGTGATGTAAATAAATCGCTAAAGGTATATAAGAGGCTGTTACAATTCAACAACCTTCCTATTCCATTTGGTGAAATTCAGGAACAGACCTATACAGCGTCTTTCAAAGGTACATCGACCCCTTATACTAGTCATCAACACGGTAATTATTATGGGCATCTAGGTGAATATGGAGTGCTCAACGCTGCACAGTTCGATGCAACACTATCTTTTGATTTTAAGAAAATTGCCTGTGGTGACAAGCCACGCTATGCACGCTTCATTAAACGACAGCTCGCTCGTTCAGGTAAATTATGGGCAGTCCAAAATGGTGGAGAGATTATCTGGGCTAACGCTCGTGTGCTATCAGTTAATGAGTCTATTGCTTCTGTCGGTGAAGATAAAATCACACTATCTGTGACATTTGAGTTGATTGACGGCTATTGGGTATACGCATGGAAGACAAGAACATTTCTTGCACAGTATTGTCCGTCTCGCTTTATCAACTTTGACAATGAATATTGCTGGTCTTATGAAGACGCTAGATGTGATATTACAGGTAAAGACAGATGCTTACCATGTTTCACCGTTGAGCCAGAAGTTCCTGTCGACGCAGAATATAAGCCTCTTTGTTCGTGGTCTCGTACAGAGATTACTAATTTATTAGGGTCAAGATGCCCTCAGCAGTTTCACATCAGATATGATTGTGGGCTAGAGAAGAATTACTTCTGTTACGATGCAGGATGGGGAGATAAGTATCGATTAAAAAACAGAGATGCTGTTAATGAAACAACAATCTCATTTTGTTCAATGACTGACCTACCTAGTACAGCAGTTCAGATAAGACTAAGAGGAGTTTTCGTCAACCCTACCATCACAGTCAATAATGATACAGTCACCCTCAAAGGTACTTATGATAAGAACACCATGATTGTGGTCGGATTCGGCGTAGGGATTGGACTATATCAACGAAAAGCAGGAACTGTTGGTGAGTGGGATTATGTGAGGTCAATTATCCCTGATACAAAAGTCACAAATATCCCATATTTTGAGATTGTTCCTGGTAAAAATACAGTAAAGATTACTGGCAACCAACTAGATAAGAAGTCATTTGTTTATATTAAGCCACTAGAGATTACTTTCTAACAGCCACAATCAACATCATGACCTTTTAGCCTGTTCAAATCCATTGTATAGACAACAGAGAATACAGACATCGCAGATGACCTGTCTTCCCTTTTTAGCTGATAAACCTCAGAGACATCAACTTTATCATCGACCTGCCCCCATATATCGTATGCCCATTTTTTTGTCTGACCATTAAATGGGTGAGTTATTGTTTGTTCCCTTAAAGCGTCGAAAAATGATACCTGCCCATAATGGATTTCATCTGTTGCATCGTACATTAGTTCATCTAATGCACTCATGATATTAGCCTTGAACGAAGCGACAGACTCACTAGAGTTTCCCACAGGGATTTGGTTATGGTCAGATTGGGTTGGAGTATCAGTAGTATAAACAATCTCAAAACCAATCACGACACGAGTATTACATTTTCCCCCAGCGATAGGGGTGATATTGACCGTGATATAGGGAAGCCTTGAGAATTGGGTAGGTTGATTATTCACATATGAACCTAGTCCAATGTGTTTGTCCATTTCGGCAATAAAGTTATTGCCATACCTAATAGACGGAGCCAGAGACTCAGGGTCTTTGACAATTAGTAAATTATCTAACAAACAGGTTTTATGAGTGAGAAGATACATTCTCAGGTTATTCCATATGAATTTTTCAGCAAGTGCAACAGTTTTAGACATGATTATTAAAACCTAAACCTTTCCTAACGAGTTAACTTCTTCATCACTAATAGTAGAGTACACACCGCATTCCATAAAGCGTTCTAATTCACGAGGGGTAGTGGCATTACAGGTGATGATATAGACGCAACAGTTATGGAACAGTTGGACAGTTTCTCTTTTCACAATTTTCCACAAATGGATTTCGGTGGTCATCGGTTGCTTAAACGCAACATAATCACCTTCCTTAATATCATAAGGTGGTTTAACCATTTGATGGGCAGAGTCAAAGCTGAAGTTATAGTACGATGTGGTGTTTTGGTTTTTGTAGTTCGGGTCGTTCTCTAACTCATAAATACGAGCAGTTACACCTGGGTCACCGTCAATACACCTTAAATCATAAAGTTTAACCCAACTATTTTGAGGGGGCATTTCTTCATCATCGAACATCGGGATATTGTTGTACACGTGTTTCCGAATAATCGAAATCTGATTACTGACATTGTTGATAGGCTTCGTACCGTTCATGTTCTCATTATATGTCGAAAGTCACCCTTTTGTTTTATAATGGGATCATGGATGAAAACGAAGTTCTTGATACAAAAGATTACAAACTAGATAAACGCCCATGGCTAATGGACTGGCTATTTGAGATTGGTCATAACATGGCGATTATCAACCATTGTTATGAGAAGATACAGTACCTTCAGAAAGACATCGAAAACGCTGGATTAGATGAGAATTTAATCAGAGATTTAACAGATAAGATTGCTTATTATCATAAGGTTAGAGAGCTAGCTTATGAAGCATACGATACCGAGATGAGCTATCTATTTGAGACAATTCCTGAAGCACAGAAAGACTGTCGTTGTTTGTTAAAGCACGCATCGTTAAAACTTGTATTAGCTCAAGAAACAGCAGATGTGCTTAACAACGCAGTTGGAGATATTAACCTGCATAAGTCATTTAAGATATTTGCTGGAGTCGTGTCATTAGCATTAGGAATTGAGTTTAACACCTGTATTCGTTGTATTTATGACGGCGTAAAAAATCGTGCTAGTGAGGCGAAGGGTCTTGTTCCATTTCCTCCTCGTAGCACGACAGCTAAAACAGTAAAGCTCTAATCAATTACCTGTTGGAACTTATTCACAACCTGACCAGCTTGGTTGGTATAGGTTAAGGCTAATAGATACTCAGCTTGTTTCTCGGTGACCCAGTAATCACGCCCAGCTTCGACCATTTGTTCAAACATACCGTTAGGGGCATCATCTGAAGCAAACATAATCATTTCATTGGTGACACGAGCGTATGCACCTTTTGCCGCCCCACAGGTGGCACATTTTGCTACTTTTTTAGCCATTGTTCCACCACCGTAGTATCGGACACGGACTTTTGCATCTGTATCAGATTTTCCAACAACCTGTTCTGGTGTGTATGAGACAGGTTCAATTACAGGGATTTGGTTATTAACTCTATTTGAGCTACCACAATTTTTACACGACATCGCCTAATACCTCCTCTTGTGTCGCTAAATAACATCTTGAAATAGCCATGATTTCATCGAGCATACCAAGGTCATGTAAGTCTGAATATAAGGTTGCAGTTTTAGATGCAGTAGTGTCTTGGGTAGACCATTCATACTCGACATTGCCAACCTTCTTGCGTTTCAATAGTCCTGAGGTAGCTGTCATATTGTCATGGCAGTCTTCAGAGTTCACATCTTTGTTGAGCTTATTTAAGATATAACAAATGATTGGTAATAACCCAGCTGGCAAAACATCATAACCAGCATTGTATTCAAGAGTCACAGTAAAATCGTATTCACAAGAACAGCATTTGTCTTCAGCTTTGATTAAGTCATAAAATACCTGTTTGCTGATGTAGAGCTTGTCTCGACCTTCATCAAAGCCCATCATCAGTTCTGGGAGGTCTAATTCTTTTCTAATGAATTTTCCGTTCACCATGCCAGAAATTCTGGCAGAGACCATAAATGGTGTAGGGTGTGGGGCGTACTCAAGTGGGATAATTACAAAAGCTTCATCACATAATTTACACAAACATTGACATTGCTCAATTCTCACAGGATATGTTTGCACTCTTGTTTGGGTTAAGAATAAATCTTCAGGGTGGTCGTCCCAACAAGTGATGCTAGAAATAATACGAAGTGTCTGCCAGATTAAGTTCCAGTACGCTGCTTCGCTCGAAACAAAACGGTTAGCTTCGGTTCCGAGGTTAATCATGTCAATATTACAGAAATTAGAAATAAGAGTCATCAGCTCTTTCATTTTTTCATTGTCTGCATTAAACACTCTGGGTAGAGGTTCGATGCGTTCTGCTTGTACTATAGTACTTGTCATATCTTAATTATATTCTTCCAATTTATTATTATTTTTATGGAACATTATATCCAGCTGGTGGATTTGGCATATAATTATTCCCTGTGTATCTAAATACACCTAGGATAGTCGATATCGGGAGTTGGATAACATTAGCGTTAGCCCCGCCAAGTCGATACGGATAGCCACCTTGGTTCTGTGCGAGTAGGTTTATTTTGTTCTGATGCCGATAAATACCAGAGTCAATGCCGTCAAGTGCAATCCCCACATGACCGACCTTAATGTTGCCACAGTTATCACCCACCACGGTCCCTAAATCACAGATGACGACATCACCTGGCTGGATGTCACTATTTCCAGCGATAGCTCTGAACTTGCCAGTTTCGGTGATTTTGTTTCTAGCAGCTGTATTTGCCCAAGACCAATAAACGCCAGAATAGCAAGCCCCAAGCCCAACAGACACTCCAGTCGCAAAGTTCACTCCAGCTTGATTACGCATGAAATATTCAATTAAGTCCCAACATTGATAGCCATAATATCCATCCATGTCGATACCCTTGCCGTAAGTATCGTTGTAAAATTCACTCAATGAACTCCATGGGCCATGTGTCGCACCAAGAGAGCCATAATTTGGTTGGCTCCCCCAGTTAATATTTGCGTCATGGTCATCGCCTAACGGGTCACCAATGATTAATTTAAATCGCCATTGAGAAAGATATGCCATTTCAGGGTCGGTACAAAAATATATAGTCGCAGACTGAGGTGGGTGAGCTGGGTCATCAGCAGGTGGGGTCGTCGCACTATGCTCTTCGCCACAGACACGGACAACGGTGGCCTTGCGTTGGTTAGACCTTGATTTCTGTTCAGATGCAGTAGAAAGGATTGTATTAACTAAATCGCTCATATGTTTATATTGTAGCTTATAAAAAATACCTAGGGTTTTAACCTAGGTATTTTATCCTATAGCTTGCCTTGTTCTTCCAATTTGTCGATTTTTCTATGGACATATGAGTTTCCGCCAAGGTCGGCGTATTTTGTCTTAATGTCATTGAAGCGTTCAAGCTCAATTTCTGTCAACTCCGTGTCTCGTTCAATATCAGCAAGGTATCTAGTTAAGAAGTTTTTATATTGCTCAAGTTGCATTTGTTTGATTTCTTCAGCGTTCGCATCGAGCCTAGCCATAATAGCTTTATTTGACTCGTCTATCTTGTCGTTGACTGGCTTAAGCAGATTGTCCACCCACTTTTGTATGATAGAGCTTGCAAACTTAAAGATTACAAGCCCTCCCGTAATCACACCAGCCACTACTGAGATGAAAGCTGTAATATCTTCCACCGCAATGACCATATTATTTCTTCTTCTTCATTAATTTGAAAATGAGTAGAATTTGAGAACCAAGGGTAGCTAGAATACTTGCAAGGGCAGTACCAAACGCAGTTAGGTTTTTGTCGTTAAGACTCATAACAGCAAGAATAACTTGTGGGGTGATAGCACCAGCGAGAAGTAGAAAGTCACCGAGTAGGTAGGCAATCATTTTAGTCTTCTGGCTAAAGTCAAAACCACTTCCGACTTCCTCGATAATACCACTAGCTTGAGCGAGTGAAGCTTGGTAAGCATCATTAAATTGTTTAATTTTTTCGTCAGTAAGTTCAGTAGCAGATGTTTTGCCTACGTCCATAGTTTTTTTCTCCTCTTTAGGTTTATCTTCAATTTTAGGTTGTTCAACAGGCTTTGTTTCTTCAACCTTTGGTGGTTCAACAGGTTGTTCAACAGGTTTTGTCTCTTCAACCTTAGGTTGTTCAACAGGTTTTGTCTCTTCAACCTTAGGTTGTTCAACAGGTTTTGTTTCTTCAACCTTAGGTGCTTCTGGTTGTTTAGGAGCCTCTACAGGTTTTTCCACAGGCTTTCCTACACCTTTGTCGATTAAGGCTTGAATAGCTTTCCAGTCGTATCCAGCACTTGTTAAACGGTTGATACGGTCTTGCCCGTTGCCCCATTTGTTCTGCCAGACTTCGGCTGCGATTTCTTCGTTAGGTTTTAGTTGTGGTGGGTTGACCCATTCAACAACACGAGTAGTGTTCATTGTTTCAGTCCAACCTGCATAACTAACACCATAGATACGAGAGACATTGTCAATCGTTGCATTTAGCTCACCTTCGAAATAATCAAAATATGGTTTATGGCGATATGGACTAGACCAAATCTGAATATGGTTGCCAGTACGTTTAGCCACAGCGACATGACCATAATTGCCAGTTCCGCCAGCCCACCAAATAGGTACAAAACAACCATCTGGGAGGTTACGGTCTTGGTGTTTAGTATTATTCCAGTTCCACGCAATTTGGGCAGTAGCTGCAAAAGGTGCGACATTAAATGTTTTCTGTGCAACAGCTAAACACCACAAGAACCAGTCTAATAGTGGTTTGCCTTGGTAATTGACGACTAGTTTTTTGTCATCGAGATTAGGGAAAATTACTTGTTTATAACTCATCTTATCTCCTCAATAACTGCGATAGCAAACAAGACCGCAGATAACAAATAAATTATAATCGCATAGAACAAGTACCCTGTCTGGTTGACAATTATCCAGAAGCCGATGCTAAGGATTAGGAAGCCACCCCAGAATAACGCCTTGAACCAGTCGATATTGTTATTACTTTTCTTCTTCATAGGTTTTTCTCCTCGTTAAAAAGGTGTATATGAGAAGAGGCAGATATTAGCACATCGTTCTTTTCTCATAGTACACCTATTTTGCTTATTGTTTATCCTGATTAAGCTTCAGTAATTTTTGCAATCTTTTTACGGACACCGTTTTCGTCAGCTGCGACAGTAAACTCTAGCTCAACAGTAGTTTCATCAGAGCGAGAAATGTTATTTGGGACAGTCGTTACAAAAGCATTTTCGTAAAGGTGCCACTCACGAGTGCCGTCTTTCTTACGGAATGGAGCAAGAATAGAGACATTGAACTCACGGAACTCGTTAGTTACTTCCCAAACTTCAGCAGTCACCTTCTTACGATAGATGATGTTTAGTTCCTGACCAATCCAGTCTTTGCCAACCAAGATAAGACCGAGAGATTTGTTACCAAGGTAGTCTGAAGTTAATACCTGGAATTTGTCAGAGTCGGTAGTAGCGTTGATGGTTGGGATTGGGCTGTTTACACGGACGAGGTCACGAGAGTTACCAGCACAGCCTGGGGTCTGGATATAGACATAACCACAGTCGCTTTCAACCATATCAGAGAGCTGGATAAAGCCATAGCCATCGAGTTCAGGGTTGATAGTCTTAGCATTACCAACAGTACGAGTGACGATGTTAAGAACACCAAATTCAGTATCATCAGTCTTGCGAAGAGTTGGGTTGATGTATTTGAGGTTCTCAGACCATTTGTTAGCTGTTAAGTTAAAGGTGATAGAACCAGATTGTGGGTCGTATTCAGAAGTAGAACAAGCACCTTCAATCACATCGAACGATTGGCTATCGCCAAAGGTATCAAGACATGAAAGTAAGATAGTGCGATTAAGTTCGAGGTCTTCAATGCTCTCGTAGAAAGCGATAGAAGAAACGCCAACATAATCACCGACTTTGAGGTTAGCACCGTCGATAACGAAGCGAGCTTTAACACCGATAGTTGATGGAGTCCAACCAGTACCAGTTTCAGTAGGGGCTTTTGAAAGGTCGAACTGGACAGGGTAGAGGTATGAGCCGTTACCGCCTTTAGTAGCGTGGACAGTTTTTGTAAGAGCATCAAAGTTAGCCCAACCACCTTCTGCGTAGTCAGTTAAGTTGACAGATACCCTGTGGTCGCCGTCTGGAAGCAAGACATAAACAGTAATGATACCAGTTGCGTAGAGGGTAGTGTCAAAGGTCTTTTTGAAGTCACCGATAGTGACAGCAGCTTTAGCTACAACAGCACCCTGATAAGTACCAGTATTGTAGCAGGTGTTCTTGCTACAGCCGAAAGCATCAACAGGGGTGTTGGCTGCGTTGTAAAAAGCACCTTTAAGGTTAGCGTTAGACGCTGCAGTATTGTTGCGAGTGTCAATCTTTGCACAAGAAGCGAGAGAGTCAAGTACAGAGATGGCAATCATGTCATCGTTCTTCAACTTGCCCATTTGGTCTTGTCGAATTACGAAGCCTTTTGAATCACATTTAGCCATGTTTTTCGTTTATCCTTTTATCTTAATGTTAATAATTATTATTCTTGGTTTGCGATTGAAGCTGACAAACGGTCAAAGCCTCGTTGCATTTTTGGGGTAAGATTGCCAGCGTCTTGGACAGCTTTTAATCTGCGAGCGACAACAGCGTTGGTTGCCTTATGTTCGGTGGCTACTTGCGTTTCCTTCTGGGTAGCAGTAGTCTCGGTGGTTACATTTTCCGCCATATAAGAGAACTCCTTATTGTTTAATCTTCTGGGATTAAAAGGTGTCGATACTAGTCTTATGCTAACACAGTTCTTGAGAATATTTTTTAGAGTAGGTATAATAAGGGCTAAAGGAAAAGGTAAACGCTTAATAATGGTTGTAGAACGAACACGAGATGAGATATTAGCCCATGAAAACGACAAAGAATATATGGTTAATCGTGTTGATTGGGTCAAAGGAAAAATCTTAGATGTCTCAGACTATCGTAAAATTTCAGTTGACTCAAATGAAGAGTTGATGATACTTGCAAAAATCGGACAGCTTATGGCAGACCAAGTTGTACCTGGGGCGAAGTTATTTTTCACCCAGTCAGTATTGGTTGGGGCTGCGATGCTCAGCCGAGAACTGGCAGATAAATTCGGATTAGACTTTGAAAAATATAGGTCTGTGTTGATGGTCACACCAACGAGGTACGGCAAGCTATGCCATGACGACACCCCAGTATTAACCACAAAAGGCTGGAAGAAACATGGTTTTTTAGAACCTGGTGATGTCATATATCACCCGTCTGGCAAGCCAACCGTAGTTCTCAGTAAGACCCCTAAAATGGAGGTTAATTACAAGATAACATTTAGCAATGGCGAGGTAATCTATACCCATGCTAATCATGAGTGGCAGGTCTACCCCAAAAAATCAGAGACCCCTCGTGTCGTAGAGACTAAAGAACTAGAAGGGGCAAGGAAGAACTCTTATTTTTTCGACACAACTAAACCTTGTCGTTTTATCACAGGAGACCAACCTTTTGACCCATATCCATTAGGGTGCTGGTTGGGGGGAGAACATGATGACATCGAGACAAAAGAGATGACTAAAGCCTATGGGGGACATGATAAAAAGCATATCCCAGATGTCTATAAATACGCTTCATTATCCGACCAAAAAGCACTACTTGCTGGCTTGATTGATACCACAGGCACAATAGATGAGAGTGGAAAGATAACCGTCAGGGTACTCACGGAGAGAGTCGCAAAAGACTTGATAGAGTTACTGACAATAATGGGGATAGAGCATTATGGGATTGCTGTTGTTAAGATAGGGGGAAAGACACGGCACGATGTCAGTTTCTCATTGTCATATAACATACCTACTTTCCGTCATAAGAAGCTCCCAACTATCCCACGGAGAAAAATTAGTATCGTTAAGGTAGAGAAAGTTGAGAACGCAGGGCAAGGCAACTGTATCATGGTCGACTCTCCAGACGGTATGTATCTTGTTGGTGAAAGTTTAACCCCAACACACAATTCATTTCTTAATGCGTTCATCGCTATTGCAAACGCTGCCTTAGGTGGGAAGGAAGTGCGTATTGGTGGTGCAACCAGAGACAAAGCAGGTCTTATTCAGGAAAAAATAGTGAGCTTACTCCCTACTGCCTCTAAAGAAATCCAAGACGGTTTAGTAATCTCAGATGAAGACGGTGATGTGAATAAAAAGGTTCAGCGTCTTGCGACACAAGCCTCAAAGGAAGCCTTAGCGTGGAAATCAGGTGGTTCAATTAAACTCTTCTCGACTAATGAAACAAAGAAGAGTGCAGACATTGCTGCCGCTGGTGCAGTCGGTGTCGGTGGAGATGTAGTGTTATTAGATGAAATTCAGATTATGTCACCAGTTGGTTTCCGTACTGCCTCTCGTTTCTTCATGGAGAATAACGATACTAAGCGTTTTTGTGTAGGGAACCCACAGATTAACGGGCATTTCAGAGACCTTTATGATGACCCTACCACATTTGTTGTTCATATGAACGACTCTTCTGCAATTATTGAGGGGCGTATGACAAGGAGACAAATGGAGCTTACTGGTATGCCGACATATTCTAATGAGTATAGGTCTTTCGTTCTCACAGAATTTCCTCCAGATAATGCAGGTAATCGTTTCTTCACTACATTACCATCAGTTTATGATAAAACTACTTTTCCTACGCCGTCGCAGAAAATATCATTTATGGGTATCGACTCTGCGTATAAAGGTGCAGACTCGCTCATTGTTACGATCGTTACCCTTAATATCTCACCAGAGCGTATTTGGGTGTCGCTAGATTACCAAGAAGACATGAAAGCCCGTTATCCAGTTTGGGACGACACAATGACGACCCTTAATATCTGTTTAGATGTGTTGAAATTAGTCGAAAGATATGGGATAGAGAGAGTCTCAATCGATATTGGTATGGGTGTTCAGTTATATGAGACCTTATTAAGACTTTCACCTGACTTAGACATCGAGCCAGTAGCCTTCGGTTCATTACCAACCGAGTGGCGAGCTGAGACTGATTTCAATGCGAAGTGGGCATTAAATAAGCGTGCTGAAATGCACCTAGATTTGAAGGAATTATGTGAGTCTCAAATGATGTATATTGCTCCAGAGTATTACGACGAGTTAATCAAACAAATCCGAGAAGTAGGTAATTCAGAGCAAGGACAGAAGATTAAGATTGAAGCGAAGAAAGAGATTAAACGCCGTCTAGGGCAGTCTCCAGACGCATTAGACTCATTATGTCTAGCTGTGCGTTCGTTAGTCTTGTCTGGTATTTTGAGAGGGGATAATAACACTAGTGTAGATGATATGGTACAGGTTTATGGTGGACAATAAGGACGATAATTACGAAGTTCCTGAGTTTATGGAAGGGGGAAAGTACCATATCGACAGTAAATTGACTTTATATTTTCCACCTTTGTCTAAAGAAGAGTTCAGCAAAAAACAGACTATGCTAGGTAAGAGAAAAACCAAACCAAGCTGGCCTAAAGGTAAGCCTCGTCCAAACTCTTCAATCGCTGCTAAGAAGCAATGGGCTGCGCCTAACGCTAGAATCCGTCAGGTGGTTGTCGCTCGTATGAAAAATGGTGGTGGCTCAGAAGCAGGCAAATCAGTCTCCAACCGAGATTATGTTACAAGGGCTACTACTGAGCGTAATATCAAGAGGCAGAAGTGTATCAAGATGATGAATAAATACGGTCTTGATACCCCCAATTTTGGTCGTATGTCTGATGACGCATTAAATGCGTTATATGAAGATTTAGCCCAATGGGCAATTTAATTAAGACGTAAAAAAAGCGATAAAGGGTGGGCATCTATCGCTTTTCTTGTGTTTATGATATTACAAATCCCCCTATATTGCAAGGGGGATTTTGTAATTGTAACTTCTCTTAGCTAGTTAATTAGACTAACTTTGGATTGAGGGTTGCTTTTGGATAAAGCTGACCAACGACACCAGAGTTGACATAATTATCAAGACCGCTGAGGACAAGGCTGTCACAGATAGAAGCAAGCTTAACATTGTTGATTAAGATTAAGCCGTTCCAGTCAGTAACAACAGTTGAGCCAGCAAGGTGCATAGACACACAATGGCCACCACAGTCGTCCTGTGAGTCGATACGCTTGATGTATGGACCTGTTGGGGTGTAAACAGTCTTGATACCGACCTTGCTTGGGTCAATCAACCAGACTGAGGTAGTGTTGTCAGAAAGGTCGACATCGACGAAGCGAGAAGCTACGATTGGCATACCACGGTAAGAAACGGTGTTTCCTACAAGCTTCCAGTCAGAGAATGGGTCAGCTTTGAGGTAAGTGCGAACTTCTTGGCGAAGAGTTGGCATCAAGATTGGGTTGATAGCGATAACATAGCCACCAAGTTCACGACCCATAGCCATCAAACGACAGTCAGCCATCATGATAGACTCAAGAACACCAGCTGAACCGTCAATCTTGAGGGTACGAGCATCAGCGAGACGAGAGATGAGACCGTTAAATGGACGGAGAGCATCACCGCTAGTCTGAGTGGTACCTAAGATAAGGTTACGGTCAAAGATGAACTTGGCATAACGAGCTACGAATTTAGCACGCTTGGCTGCGAAAGACTTGCCGTACTCAGTAAATGGGTCACGGGTGTCTTGTGATTTCTGGAAGACAGCGCTTTCTAGCATTTCATCAAGTGAAGAGCTGACACAGTCTTTCACACAGAGTTCGTGTAGGTCAAGCTTGTAGCGTGAGCCTTCAAGACTTGGGGTGCCAACACAACAAGTGCTATCAGCATCGTCTTTACCGACTAGAGTGTCGTTAATGACAAATGGGGTCTGGAAGTAATATTTTTCACGACCAGTTTTACATGGGTCGATGAGGATTTCAGTCTCATTTGCAACACCGTTGTTAAGAAGACGGGCTACAAGTGGGTCTGAACCGTCGTTAGCGTGGCTAATGACAGATTTTGAGTTATCTGGCTGAATACCTTTGGTGACAGCACCGATAGCGTTGGTTGACGCTGCAAGTTGCATTGCTTCATCGGTGGTGATGGCATTCTTGCCAGAGAAGATTTCATTTGGGTTCATTTGGCTTATTGCTCCTTATTGAGTTCAGCAAATGCAGCTGTATAGGCATCTACTTCCTCAGTTTTATTTTTCTCTTCTTCAGGTGTCGTTTTGCCACCCTCATCAGCCGTTGGGGCATCAGAAGCAGCCATAGCGAGAATACTGGTTAAGCGTTCCTCGGTGGCAAATGCTTTTTCTGCCTTTAAGGTGAGTTGGGCTTTCAAATCGGCGTTTTCTTCTTTCAAAGAAGCGTTTTCAGCTTTGAGGTTTTTGATTTCTGCTTCGATTGCAGAGAGTTTGTCCTCTTCTTCAGAAACAGCTTCTTCTTTTACCTCTTGCCCCGCCTCTTCAGCAGCTTCGACAGGTTCGGTTTCAACAGTTTCAGTTTCGACAGTTTCAACAGTCTCAACTTCGGCTGGTTCAGTCTCAGAAACTTCAACATCTGGACCTGCAGATGCGTCGACCTGTTCGAGGGCAGGGGCTTTGAGTTCTTTGTCTTTCATAGAAAACTCTTTTTCCTTAGTTAGGTTAATATCGGTTGCACCTGCATTTTCTAACAAACCGTCTTTGTAAGAATTTGCAGATTTAGGGGCTAGACAAACAGCGTAGCCTTCAATCTTAAGGTCGTCAATAAGAGGGACAAGGTATTTACCTTGAGACTCATCGCCAGTCACTTTCTCAGCTGTGGCGTATTCATCAGCGTTGACGAACATTTCGACTGATAAGGCAGTACGGTTGTTCATTCTTAGCAAGTCTTTGACAGCGTATAACTCTTGGTCGAGCTTTACATTGGCATCGATTGCATATCGACCGTCTTCAAGTTCGACTAAGCGTAAATCGTCCTTAGTGAACTGTCCGAGGTCAATAGACCTGTTGTGGTCTTTGTCGATTGTACCGACAAAGTCATCGGTTAAGCTTTCGTACCATTTCTTCAACACTCCTTTGCGGATAACAGCATAAGCTATTGGTTCGTCAGAAAAGAAGCTGTTGTCTACCACCACACCTTCATCGATTAAGCGACACCAGTTCTCACCTTCTGTTTTAAGAGATGATGAGAAGTTGGCACCTTCAAGACTGAATTGTCTTGGGAGTGGTTCACTAGTTCCCACTTCATAACGACATTTCTTGTCCCATTTAGACTTAATCTTCTGTCTCATGGTGGTGTTGGCTTTGGCACGAGAAGCTGTTGTCCCAGACGGAAGTGTCATTTTATTTTTCCTCCAAAATCTTAAATGGGTTGTATAACGCATAAGGCTTCGCACCAGAACAGGAAGCACATTTGGTCACGGTGTAATCTACGCCATTGGTTTCTAAGGTCTGTTTCAAATCGCTTGTTAAGAGTGATTTTTGTCTGACATCACCAATCTCGCCTTTGATTAGACGGATAAGGGTGTCATCAACAGCCTCATAAACCTCACCTGGCATAAATGTCACACGAGAATTAACAACACTATTGCCATCAGCAGATGTCTTATAAATCATGCGAGGGAGTGCTCCTTCGATAAAGTCATGTAGCTTAAATAGCATATGTGTTGTATTGCCCTTCTAGTTCTTATTTAGTTGCGTTTTTAATGAGATTGCGTAGATACTCTTGAGTTTCATTTGAGGTAGTCGCTGGGGCTTCCTCAATCATTGCATCGACGCTTGTTGCTGTTTCTGCGTGTTCTTCAACAGCATTTTCGACTTCTTGAACGACCTCTTCAGTATTTTCAATAGGGGTAGGGGTTTTAACTTCTTCTTCTTTAGCCATGATGGTTAATTCTCCCTATTAAGCACATTTGCCAAGTTCGTCTTCAGCCTTGATTTTGTCGGACTCAGCTGGAACTGCATCGCCTGCTGTGACAGTAGCGACAAGACAAAATGTACAAGAGTTACCGTTGATTTTATAGTAATTGGTCTGTTTCTTGTTGACGGTATCGGTGAAGTTAATTAAATCACCATTGTCATCAAGTCGGCGCTGAACAGCGTAAGCACGAGAACCAGTAAGGGTGATATCGCCACCGTCTGCTTTCAGCACTAGAGTCTTTGTATAGACTTTCTCTGCCATATTATTACCTTTCGTTGTTGTTAATATTACTAGCTAAGAGGGGTCGATACTACTAGCCACATCATAGCACAGATTATTTTGTTTTATTTTTTTCTGTGCCAAAGATGATATGGTCTGACCAGTCTTTTCTGTCTGTCCAGAGTTTGCCTTTTTCACCAATTTTCCTACCAATCGCCCAAACAGCAGTAGAGAACAATGTATCTCCTTGGTTGTTATGTTGCCTACGGATAACATATTGGGTACGGCACTTACCACACTCAATAATCTGGGTTTGGTCACCAGTACCCTCCCCAACAACAGTAAAGCATGGATTTTTGCAGATAGAAATCTTGCCTTCTTTATTCATATAAGCAGATTGACAAATCATACGACGAGTCTTTTGCTTATATTTCCCGAAGTCCATTTCGCCATCTACGATTACAAGAGGGTGAATATGGAACCTACCATTCTCGGTTCGTGCCAAGGCTTCATCGTCCATAGGAACATTAGGGGTAGAAGTCATTATTTGTCCTTCTTTGGAGTTTCTTTGGCTTCTTCTGGTGTTTCTTTGGCTTCTTCTGGTGTTTCTTTGGCTTCTTCTGGTGTTTCTTCTGGTTCGTCAGTCAAGCCTTCGCCACTATTCTTTTCCTTGCTGGTCAAGACCTTCTCAAGGCTATCACCTTCAATGTTAGTATCTTTCACCGTGTCATTTTCAATTAAATGAATAAGGTGGAGAGCAGATGCACCATCGAGAGATGAGGTCATGGTTGAATAAGCGAACTTATCTTCAACTAGCTCAGCACGCACGAATTGCCAATCATGAGCTGTAGTATTGTAGTGGAAACGATAGACCTTCACCTGTGGGGTCAAAGTAGTGTTTTCAAAAGCTTGAATAACCGCGCCACCAAATGCAAACAGAATATCTGTGCCTGGGCGAAGGCCAAGTGTGCCAACTGTCACAGTCTGTTTTGCATAACGGTTAGCAGTTAAACGACGAGGGTCGATAACCTTTGGTTGAGTACGAGCAATGCTTTTGAGCGTACCGTTTGGGTTAAACTCAATCGCACCTTCACCAATTTGTTCTTCCATGTAGCCATCACGACCTACTTCGTTAAGCTTAGACATAGCTTCTTGCCTAGCACGGATTTTATTATAATTCTCTGGGTCGTAGACATTTACAGTTCCAGAGATTGGTTCTGCTTTATCAGCATCACTTAATATTTTTTGTAGTACTTCTGGGCGAATTGCCATAAAGATATATTTCCTTGTTTAGATGTCGTATACCGCTATCATACCATAAAAGGTTTATCTTTTAATCAGTTTTGTAAAAGACGCATCAAGTCGGTCGGGGAACGAACCTGGACCAGTAGAACTCACCACATCTGTGATTAATTTTTTCTCACCATTAGGATAAACCACCACTCCAACAATCGGGCGAGGCATCTGGATTGTGCCTTCCAATGTTTGTTTACCACCATCACTTGTATTAGCTACAAGACTGTATGCTAAGAGGGCATTTGGACGGTAATTTGATAGACTGTCTTCCACATTAGCCTCTATGGCTGTTGAGTTTGTTAGTAAGCGTATCTCTCTACCTCCTATTCTTATGTATGCGTTCTTGATAATTGAGTTAGGTGCGTAAATAGATGAGATTTTTAGATGAAGTTTAATTTTATTTCTTCTAAGTTCGTCAAAGCTATAAGTGAACTCTTCAATCAACGGTGGCCTGTCGCTTGTGACATATCGGTAGGTAGATGTGGTAGAGAATTGTCCTTTCGAGTTCTTTGTCCTAGACTCGACAATAACAGTTGCACCAAATGGTAGGTCAGGGATAGTGAAGCTCTGTGATTGTAAGTTGGGAGTCAAATTCCCCCACTCAGACCAATGAACCCCGTTGTCAGAGGTGTAACGATATTGTGGGGTTAGTTCTAACGCCTCGCCACCTAGCGACAAAATCGTAGCAGTTAAGGTCGTTGTCACCTTATTATTCACTAGTTCATTATTGGTGAATTTGATTTCTGTCGTTTCTGGTAGGGTAATAACTTCCTGATAACCAGCAGAGTTCGACCAGCCGTCACCAGTCTGAGCATTGAACCTGATGGTTGGGTTAAGTGCATAAACACCTAGATAATATTTCGTATTAGATACAATTGTAAAATCTGGGTTGCCGATTTTTGCAGAGCCGAAATTACCAAGAGTGATAGAAGCTGTTTTATTTGGCAGATTGACATTGGTAGAAACAATGATGCGAGGGTTAGCCCCATATAGACCAGTATTCTTTTTTGTTACTCCCATTTCAAGTAGAGTAAAATTCTCAGCAGGTGAGCCTAGGTCTGCGACTTCTACGGTGCCTATGATTTTGTCTTTTGTGGTAGTGATATTTTTAACCGTCACACCAGAGAGAGGTCTATAAACAACAAAGTTAGCCGTTTTAACTTCAGACTCTTGGCCTTCATAGATTTGTCTAGCCCTGAATTCGATTTGTTTACCAGCTGGGAGTCTTACCTCGAATTGCTGCTTTTCCCATGGTTTTTTAACGGAAGGGAGTGCAGTCCACTCGGTAGGGGTGCCACCTGCAGCCGTGTATGAATATTCAGTCGTGACAGTTGCATCGTAGTTTTTAGTTTTATCTCCACCAGTAATCGCAATCGTGACAGCAGTCTCAGTCAAAGACACTTTTGCCTGTTTCACTATCTCAATCGTATCAATCGGGGCAGGTGGGGTATGAAAAACCTCGTTAGAAATATACTCAGCGTGCCCAGAGTGTGCGTTATCTGCGAATTCCCCTATCTTAAAGTCTAAACAACCTTTTATCGTAATCGCACCTTTTGGTGTAAGTAGTGGGTATGAAGCTGCAGGAAAAGTAAAAGTTGCTTCCATCTCTCTGGTAACAGTTTTTAATCCCATACCAGAGCGAGAAGCGTCGGTAGTGTTCTGTAATGTTGAATTTTTATCACGAATGAACCCACCATGCCATGGTACACCAGCTCCAGTTTGCCCCCAGCCAGAAACAGAGGTCTTCATTACCACCTCATTCCACTTGGTAGAAATAAGAGACGCATATGGGTTTTGAGGTTCAACTGGACCAGCACTTATTGTTACAGTCCTAGACCATGACCCTTCAAAATCGTTACGAAACCCTCGCCCAGCAGTAAATGTGACTGTTCTAGCTCCGTTTGCACAGGTTTTAGAGAAGCTAGTTGTTTTGACATCACCAACCTGTATCCCCCCCTTAACCCTGTTCTGGAAACCTGTATCCTGAAACACCTGACCGTCGATAGTCATTGTCGGAGTAGGGAAATTCTGGTCAAAGTACGAGAATGAGCCGCCAGATTTATGACGATAACGCATCTGAGCAGTAATGGTTGAACCATTAACATTGACGATTAGTTCACAGATAAATTGTCCGTTTGCCATGTTTTATATCTCCTCCGTGATAAAGTAGATTGTTTTTGAGGTAGAGCTAGTCTGTGGGGCTGGTGAGGTGACTGAGCCGTCTACATTGCGATTAAGTATTTCATACTTTATCTCTCTTTTATTATCTAATCTTGATACGAAATTGGATTTTAGATATTCAGACAAATCATCATATGCCTCTGAGATAGAAGCGTCTAATTGGTTCCATGTACCTCCATACCAGTACCACCCTGAGCCAGCAGTTGTTTTGAGCCCACCGTATGTCGAATAGGTCGTGGCTTTGTTGACATGGACCATATCAAAATCGTGTAAAGTTTGAGTTTTGCCTTTCACCCAATCTTTACCATCGTAAGTATATTCAACAGTCTTAGCAAGTGCCACATCCCCCTTGATAAATACATCTTTGCTACTAGCTAAGTGGTCGATAGAGGAGACCAGATAGTCATAGGTTTTGAAGTACTTATAAAGTGGTTGGATAGCTTCTTGTAACTTGTCATAAATCGCACCACCAGTCACAAGAGGATTGGTAGCCTTATCATTGAAGTTCTTTGCAGGGGCAACCCATTTACTTCCGATAAAGACCTTTCCAGCCCCACCTTGTTTATAGATATTAAAGTCATCGTTAAGACCGCTACAAATCAAACAGTTAATCGCAGTATAGAAGCGATAGATGCGAGAAAGCATTGAGAAGAGGGTAGGGTCTTCTGGGTCGCCATCGCAAGCTAGTTTGTGTTCATCGTTAGTGTAGATTTCTCTTTCATCTTCCTTAATCGCATTCCACTCTTCACAGATGAGTTCAGCAAGATTAGATAGACTCTGGCATAACACATTGTTAATCAAAAGAGGGCCATTATATGGGGTATCATCTGGTGTTTTGATAGATACCGTGAGGCAGGTTTCGCCAGTTTCGCCTCTTAGTCCATCACCAACAGAGTAAGCTCTAACGCAGACATATGAGCCGTAAGCAACGCAAGATAGCCTTGCGATAAGCTCTGTGATATTCACAAACTCACTCCACTCGCTATTATTTACATGGTACGAATAGCGATGCTTAACGGTATTGAAACGGTTTCCATCTGGCTGAGTAAATGGGAAATTCACATTTATACAACTGCCTGTATCTGTTTGGTTCGGGGTAGAGAAGATAGGGGCGTTAATCGGGGTTGGGGTGAAGAAGGTAATTTGTTTGTTAATCGGTGAACACACGCCATCTTTTGATGAGTAGGACTGGACAATCACTTCTTTTGAGGTGTCGAGCTTAGGGATTGTCAACACCCCGTCTTTGCCAAGTTCAATCCACTTTGAGTCGTTAAGAGTTGTCATGACAGATGGGGTAGCAACAGTCTCACCTTTCTCAAGCTGGAAGCGTTGAGTGTCGTTGATGACCGTACCAGCTGGGGCTTGAAGGAGGACATAAGCAGATTTATATGGCACATCCGCAGTAAAAGTAGTGGACATATTGTTCTGATAAATAGGCACATCTTTCGGGCCTGAGTCTCCTTGCAACTTTAATACAACATTGTAGCCAACAGGTGGGTGGTCGATAGAAAAGGTATAAGTACCTGGGTAAAGAATAGGGGTGAAATTCGATACACCTGTGACATTTGCCCAGCCAGTATTACCCATAGCACCGCTAAACGACCAAGTGTTATCGCCGTTTCTTGAAGATGAGATACCGTTATTATTCCTGTTATTACCAGCTACATCATAGATATTCTTATTGTGTAAAGTAATCTTATATTTTGCAGTAGATAAGGTGATTTTGTTTGTAGTGTTATTAAAATTAAGCCCTGGATTAGCAATGTATGGAAAATAACAGCCAGTTTCTGTTTTATCGACAACAAAGGTTGTGTTTTTCTCCCAGCGAGGGGCAACGGCAATCGTATGGTTACCGTCAGTATTTGAGTCGATGTTCAGATTAAAATTGCCAGTTGTAGATTGCTCTAATCTATATAGACCTGGAGCAAGGGTGACCTGGTTAATATTAGTCGTCGTCCAGTTCGTGGTCGTAACACCGTTACTCTTGATATAACCACCATCAGCCTTCGTATGGGTCACACCGCTTGACTCGTAAGAGTCTTTGAATGTAAATGGGATAGGGGCCACAGGGTAAGAGTCTAAGAATTGTAATCCTTCAACCTTCTGTGGGAGTTGTGGGCGAGGAGAGGCGAGAGAGGTTAAATACGGTGAGTATTCAGGCAGGTTATTCTCATTAAAAGTACCATAGTAAAGACCAAAGTTACCATATAGGGGGAGTGGGGTGGTATCGCTTTGTTTACCACACATGATTACCATAGTGTATCGGTCATATAGTGTAAAGTTGGTAGTAAAGTTATGAGTTCTAGCTGTTTTATTACCAATTACGTCGTAACCGCTGCCGTCTCTCTTACGAGCAGAAATCTCAACATAAAACTTAGCATTAGGGGCATTGTATTGGACAATCGTATACGGTCTGTTATTCATTAAAATACCTGTAATATCTCGGCTGGCCAGTTGAACCCAGTCTCTATCTGGCGTACCAGAAAGTTTCAATACACCATCTTGGTTGATTAAAGACAGCCCATTTTTATTTACAGGTAAGTCAGAGAACTCATCGAACATATTTTTATAGCCAGCAGAGGCACCATCACCGATATATGGTTCATCTGTTGGAGTGTCGCTAAATGATAATTTAGGAGTAAAAGCCCCGAGGTCGATATTCGCACCAACCGCATCGCTAACAACTAATCTAAAAATCCTAAATGATTGGCCAGCAATAAAGGTTACTTTGGTTTGGCCAGCAAGCAAGTTGGCATTAAGTCCACCACCTCCGATATAACCACCTGATGCAATTATGGTATGGTTGAGTGGCCTATCTATTGATAAAGTATACTTTCCTGCAGGGAAAAAAACCTCATCATAGAATTTAGACAACACAGCCCAGCCAGCTGTCATTGTACCTTTGGCCTCAGTAATACGACCATATTTGTTTGTTTTGACCAAAACACCATTAGATGTGAAATTAGCATTAAACTGTAGAAGGTTTTTACCTTCATATCTATTCTGAGACAACTCACCAACCACAGGTTGTAAATCAGTATATTCAGCTGCCCCTAAATCTGCTTCTTGGTGGTCACACAGTTCGTAATAGACCGTGACTGGCGTACCTTTAGCTTTTTCAGCTTTCAGCCAATTCTTGAAAGAAGCAACATCTGTAATACCTAAATTAAGAGCATCTGGGGCAGTAAACCAGAACCCGATAGTATTAGAATATCTTGGAAAGCTACTATACCCACCATAGATTGCCACACCAGTTTTGTTTTCTCTTGTTGTATAGACAGCATCTTCGCTAATCGCATCAAAATGTGAACAGATGATATTAGCCACAAAATTTTGCTGCGTAAAAATCATCTCATTTGACGGATTTTTATATTTGAAGCCGATAGTCCCAGCTTTGGAAGTGTAATAATAAGAGATAGTATTTTCTTCGCCAGTAAGTTCAAGTTTCCCTACCTTCTTCACTAACTTAATCCGACCATTTTCAACCTTTACCTCATCGTAAACATTATCAGTCAGTTTATATAAGCCGATATCGTCAGGCAGGGCAACTTCACCAGATTGATAGGGGCTAATAGTGGTAGCAACCACACCACGCTCCAATTGGGCTTTATATGAAATTGGAGCAATCGCCTGCCCTGCTGTCATACCACCTGCGATAAGACAGTTTACGTTTTTAGTAGTTTGTGCTATTCCTGTGATTTTTAATTGGCCAGCAGGCAACTTGATACCAAGATTAGAATAACCACCGCCAGCTTCAGAGCCACCGATAAAGAGGTCAAATGGAAGAGGTTTATCAACTGATAGGGCAACAGTCTCGCCTTTCTTAATCGTGAGGTCAGGTGTTGGAGCTGTGATATATGAATAATCATTCCTAGGCGTGCCCGAGGTGGTAATTGTCCCGTCTGGGCTAATAGTGTGAGTGAGGCCGTTCGTGGTCGTATTAGAAACGACATTATAAATCATGTTTTTGCTGATTATCTTAGCTGTGCCAGCGATTGCGACAGACTGTTCATGATAATCAGAGATAGCGTCATTAACCGCCGTGCCTTCACTAATCATCAGTTTGAAACGAGTGTTATTAAAGGTATATGGGTGCCTGATTTTCTCACCACTAAATGAAAAATAGAGAGAGATATTGTTTATATCGGCATCTGGAATATAGGCAGTATAAAGCTTGCCAGCAGGGATATAAAATTCTCTTGGATTAGAACCAGGCACAGGGATTTTATATACGAATCTACCACGAAGTCCCATTGGTAATGGAGTATCTAGTAAAAATGTATATTGTTTGCCTTTCTTCAGTTCAATCGGAGAATTGGGGGTCAAGTTCTCTCCCCAGCTGTTATTTGTCGTACCGTTAAGCATAATACTGCCGTCTGGTTGGACGTTAGACTCAAATGAGCCAACTTTGCCTTGTTGCAATGGGACAAACAGGTTTTTTCCTCTATATCCATAGCGAACATAGTTTTTTACACTAGTATCAGGGTTGGTCAACTTCACCGTAGCATGGACGGTCGTTTCATCAGCGTTAGCTTCTTGTGAGATTAGTTTAATGTCTGAAGCAACTGGACGGGTGGTGGTGGTAAAGGTTAGTTTTTGGTGAGCAGATTCTTTTCCGTCACCAAGAGAATAGGCCTCGACCTCGACAAAGGTGTTAGGCATAAGGTTCGGGATTGTCAATTCAGCCGTCTCGGTTGAGGCAAGCTTAAAATATTCACCGAATTGACCTTCAGATGTTCTATATCTCACAAAGATAGATGAAGTGGCATAATCGTTAAATCCAACTTGCTTAATATTCACCACCGCAGTTGAGGTTTCACAGTTAGAAGAAGATTGTTGTTTAAGTGACAACACAGGTGCTTTTGGTTTGCCAATTAGCGTATTTTTAAATTGCGTACCAATCCACATTTCATCGACATAAATAGACGGCAGAGCGTCATTTTCATGGCCTTCAAAGAAGTTTTTATAGTAAATCGTACCTTTGCCAGTTTCCTCTCCTGGGGCAAGAGTAAAAGTACGCTCAGAGAGTTTAACCTGATTATTCTCGTTTAGGTAAGTGACATTAGCATTTGGCGAACCACTAGCAGTCCAAGCTAAAGTGCCGCCCTTATCTGAAAACGCTTTCATCACACGAATAGCAGTACCTGGGAAGCCAACAATATTCCCACGAGATACCTCCACTAGATAGGTTGTGACTTTAACCGTAATTGTGTCGTCAGATTGATTAACAGTAGCCTGCCAATCGTCTCGCACCTTCACATAAACACGAGAAGAGTTGTTATTATTCCCACTATCTGAGTCGGTGTAGTAATAAGTGTTAGTCGTTGAAGAATTAAGCCCTGCCCTTGTCCAAGACTCTAATCCCCCACCAGTAAAACCAACATATTCACCCCGATAGCCACCAGAGATAATCTGGGTCAGGTTTTTAACTTGCAGTCCTCTATACATATTCTTAGATTACCTTTCTACCAAGATATTAGTCTTTAGTTTATTACATTCATCATTGTTTATCGGTGGGACGGCCTCGCTAGGGTGGATGACAGGGATAGTCTTGAACTCACCACCTTTCCAATCAGTTAAATATCTGTCTGGTTGGTTCAAAATCGCACGGTAGTAATAAGTCGTGTTCGGCTTCAATTTCGCATCAGGGAAGTTGAAATAAGTTGTACCATCAGCACTTCGTCTAGCCTTAGCGTATAAATTGATTGGGGTAGTAAAATTACTATCTGCTGCGATTTGTAGAAACACAGTATGTTCATCGTTATCATTTGAAGGGATATTCCCCATAGTGAGCCTAAGCCCAACACTCGCCTGATAAAGACAAATATCAGGAGTTTGGACAATTTTATTCAGGGTAGGTGGATTTAATCTACGAGGCAATGTATTCTTGAAGTTCATGCCCATAAAGAACTCATCTACATACATAGACGGTGGTGGGGTGCCTTCATGCCCAGCGACCACATTTCGATAATAAATTGAACCAGTAGATGACTCAGTTAGTTGGCCTGGGGTGCCTTCAGGGTAGAGATGCCAGACCTTTCGCCCGATAGATAGATTACCAGAGAAAATCGTGGTCACAGCGTTAGTCGTCGTGCGTGGCCATTGATGTAGCCATGGACCTACGGTGTTTTGCCTGACCATAATAGAGCGTGGTACAGGACCTGCATAGCCTCGTCTATCGCCCCTCTCAATGCCCAGTAGATATGAGTCAACTGTAATCGTGTATGAATTGTCAGGCTCTAACACAGATGACCACTTATCTAAGATAGTGACGGTCACCCTCGTTGACCTGTGGTTGAGGCTATAATCAGAATCACGATAGTGGTATGACGAAACAACTGAACCATTTAGAGGCACATCAGTCCAATCAGCGTATTGACGGCTCGCTCCATATTCCTCACCTGGGTAACCACCAGAAATGATATTGGTATAAGCCTTAATGGCAAGCCCCGTGCTCATTTTAGTTGTCTTCCTCCGTGATTAAGACAATGGTCGTCTTGCCAGCAGTTGGTGGAACAGCCTTAGCCTCAGCTAGTGTTCTCTTCGTCATCATCAGATATTTATTTTCATCACCAGAAGACACAGCAACATTCATCATGGATTTAAGGGTATCAATATCTCTTTGGACATTACCAAGGTTTGTATCTAAGACATTCCATGTAGCAACAGATTTAGTGGGGTCAAAGAAGAAGTAGATTTCCTTCTCAGCATATGTACCTCTGTTAATATGCGTAATAGCGAAGTTCTCAGGTGTTTTGAGGGTTTCTCTTTTATTCCATTGTTTAGCCGCACCATCATAAACATAAACCTCAGTCGGTGAGACTAAAGCTGTGTGGTTAGTTAGTGGTGAGGTTGTCTTAGCTTGTTCTTTCAAATCATCTAAAGACTCAGCATAATAGTCAAAGACGGTATGGTCTTTCCACAGATGAAATGTCCCAAGTAGAACAGTTTGAATAGCCTCAGCCACCGCATCGGCAGTAGCGATGTTAGAGGAGCCTTTATTTACAGTAGTATCAAGACTTTTCCACAGAGGTAAATTGTTTACCCCTTGTCCCCATAAAACTTGGTTAGCTTTACCTGTTTTTAGTCTTGTCACAAGAGCAGGGTCATAAGTACAGAGATTACAAGCAATCGCTTGAGCGACACGATAGATTCTTGAGAGCATTGAAGCAATAGTTGGATTGGGGTCGCCATCTTGGCATTTAGAGTCCTCGTTCATAAAGATAGGTTTATTGCCGTGTTCAATTGCATCAAGTTCTTGTTTGATAAGTGGGAGCAGGTCAGAGTTGAAGGCTTCGCAGTTATTTTTATTGTCACCAACAGCAAGCCCCGTATTGTTCTTTAGCGAGGTACACTCTTCGTTAGTGATAGGGGTGGCAGAGTCCTTCGGAGCTAGTGTTAGAGCCATAAAAATATTGTTCCTTTCCTTTCTGCTTCAATTATAAAATATAGATGTCAAGACTATTTTTTATCTGCTATGATAAAGATATATGAAATTCAATTATGATTGGAACTTAAAAGATGGTTATCCAGCAAAAGGTGCGGAGCATCATCACCATACCGTGATGTCGACCTTCGCTTGTGGTGGTGGGTCATCTATGGGGTATAAACTGGCAGGGTACGATGTTGTAGCTGCTAATGATATCGACCCACAAATGGCTCGTATTTATCAAGAAAATCATCACCCTAAACAGTTCTTCCTCTGTCCAGTAAAAGACTTATTGGAAAGAGATGATTTACCAACAGTTGATGTCTTAGACGGCAGTCCTCCATGCAGTACGTTCAGCTTAGCAGGGTCTCGTGAAAAGGCATGGGGTGTAGAAAAGAAGTTCCGTGAGGGGCAAGCTAAGCAAGAACTAGACAAACTATTCTTTGATTTTCTCGATGTAGCTGAGAAAATGCAGCCTAAGGTCGTCATCGCAGAAAATGTTGAAGGGATTATTAGAGGAAAAGCAGTTAAATATGTCAACGCTATCGTGGCTCGTTTCAAGAAGATGGGGTATAACATCGACATCTTCTTGTGTGACGGCACGAATATGGGCTTGCCACAGATGCGAAGACGAGTGTTCTTTGTAGCGAATAGGCTAGGTAAACATCTTAAATTATCATTTAACGAGCCACCTATCACCTTTGGGCAGATAAGAAGAAGCTCTGGCACGCCACTTCGCACGCTTCCTTACACCACAACACAGATTAATTATTGGCACGAGACCAAACCTGGCTGTCCAATGGGAGTATTCTTAGCAGGTGCGAAGAAGTTAGCTCTTGATAAAGTACCATTTACAGTTGCATCGTCGTCGATGTTATATGACGCACTAGAGTGTCGTACGGTGTATAAAGAAGAGCTAGACGACATATCTAGCTTCCCACATGATTACAACTACCTAGACGCTTCACCTACCTATGTACAAGGCATGAGCGTCCCACCAGTTATGATGGCTCAGGTAGCGTATGAAGTGTATAAACAGTTGTTGTCTGAATAATGCTTGTAAACTCGTAAGCTCGCTATCGCTCGACCCTAAAAATCCCCCTGCACAATCACAGGGGGATAACTTCTAGGACAACCAAAATCAAAATACTATAGACATCACCACCTTCCCTATAAAACAACAAACAAACCAAACTAAACTAACAAAAACTTAATCTTCACCCACCCTAAAGCTAGAGAGTGGGACACAACAATTTTTTATCACCCCCTGTCTTCATTGTAGGCGAAGAGACATAAATATAGAATGTCATCTTCTAAGTGTAGAAAGTAATTTCATGCCTCCAATAGTGTTCGAATAGCTCGATGAGCTTTTCCGCCTGTTCGCTGTTTTTACCGTTTTCACAGTCAACAGAAACCTGCACGGTCGTATTGTTTATCACTTTTGGAGTACATTTCAGTATTTCAATACATTGAATTAGGTTCTGTCGCTGTAATTCGTTATCAACTACAGCGACGCAGATTATTTTTCTTGCTTGAACCATAATGGATTTTTCACCCCCTCTCCATTTTCTCATCAATTGTTTTGATTGTATAAGGTACGAGGTGAATAAATATTAAACATATTCGCCTTGACCTTACAATACCACGTTATTTCAACAAATTTTTTATTTTTTCTGTAATATTCTCGTTAGTTCTTGTGTTGATGATTGGCTGTTCGAAGCGTGTATCCTGAGCAAATCGACATAAAGCAGTTAAAATCGCTTCACTATCGTTATCAATCCCGAAATAATGACGGTGTAACTGGTCAGAAGCGATTAATCCAGTACCACTTCCAGCAAGTAAATCTAAGATATTACCACCCACCTCTAAATGGTTCTTGATAAAATAACCAACGAGTTTTAACGGTTTAGTGGTTGAATTAGCGTCAATCTGTATCACAGACGGTTGTCTCTTATCATTATTCCATGATTTTAGCTTCTTCTCAGTAAAGCCATACGCAATGTCTTGGTGAACAATAGGGTTGTAATCTGTGCCATCATCATCATCTTCACCACTCTTTCCAAAGACAATATTCTCATGTTGCCACCTGTAATCATATTTACCGCTGACTAACATATTATTCATCACCCAGACTAAGTTCTGCTCACGGTACATCTTAGCGTCTTCTAGGGCATTTAAGACCTCAAGTGTCACCTCATTAGGGTACAAGACATAGAAGTTACCACCTTTTTTGCCATTTCGGTTCAATATTTCCTTCGCAATGCCGAACGCCTCAGTCATGTAAACACGATAGCTGTCTCGCCTCTCACCTTTATTAAGAGGTCTAGCGTCGGTAATCAACAAATCAGCCGACACATCATCACCCCCCATCAACATTTCCATATCAACTGCATCGCTCGCATCACCGTACATCACACGGTGTTCGAGCTTACCGACCTTAAATACATCACGAGGTTTGATATTATCTTTGATAAAGTCATCGAACTTAGTCGGACTGTCAGCGTTCACTTCGTTCACGGCATTCTTAAACGACGCAACAGTCGTGTCATTAAGTTCAAATGAGTCTTCTTCAGTAAACGAATTGCCGTATGCAATGTCAAGAAATCTGTCCATGTCGATACCGCTAGCTTCGACTAACTGTTCAGACAATTCTTGCAGCTCATTTAAAGCAGTAGCTAACTTCTCTTCGTCATAGAACGAGTGCAAAGCAATCTCATTATCAGCAATGTTCGCCGCCATGGCTCTCGCATCATCACCTTCTAAGTGTTTCAAGATAAAAGACGGTACGACCTTGATACCTAATAATTTCAACGCTTCATATCGCCCATGGCCTGCTACGATTTTGTATTTATTATCATTAGTCGGCACAACCTGAATAGGGTTATTAAAGCCCAACATTTTAATCGACTCAGCAATCTCTTTGATATTCTCTTCAGTATGGACACGAGGGTTATTTGGGTCAGGTAAGACATCAACAAGAGGTAATATCTTTAGCTCTGCATCTAAACCTTCAATATTTATGTGTTCACTTGTGTTGATATCTTTAGTTTTAGACATTTTTCCTCCTATAATCTCTCACAATATCCCAATCATAGCTGTGCCTATCAAGTGAGCGTTCAAGGTCATTAATATCCTGGAACCAAACCCCACTTAGTGAAATAACATTGATATCATCAATCGTGTCATACGTCTCACCATCTCGGTCATAGCACGCAATCCAGTTCTCCCCACCGTCAATATATTCACCGCCATTAGCGTCAATTAATAAAACATTAAGTGAATACAAAAATTCACGATATTTCTCAGTTTCAGATTTAGACTTAAAGTAGTTACCAGTCCTCCATCTATAATCGTCAGCACTAGAATCAAGCTCTTTCTCAAAGGCTATTTTCCCAGTATCATCGACAAACCAATAGACATCACCAATTTCACCCCTCCACTTCTTATAAGGGCTATAATTTGGCAATTCTTCGAACCAGTCTTTTAAGATATTAGGAAATTTATCAAGAGTCATTTTCGTATATGCAATTAGTTGTTGCCCTTCTTTAACATCTTGAGCGCCTTTGACATATTCAAGGTGACCTGAACGATTAATTTTAAACACATCACCAACCTCGAAAGTCGGAAGGGGCCTTGTTAATCTGTAATATGTCAATTTATAGGTTAATTTATTCATACTATTACTCGTCATATTATTTATCCTCCTTTTCATCATTATCGTCATCATTATCAAATAGTTCCATAATCCTTATAAGCTCATTAATCAACGGACTGTAAGCAACTAAGGCAAGTATACTACCAGCCACAGGTCTTAACCATGTAAACAAATCAATACTGAAGATTTCATCGAATAAATACGGTGAGATTTTAATTAGTCCATACACATAGATAATGAACAGGAGAGCTTTGATAATAGCTTTTAGAACTTGTTTAGGGGTAGTAGGGTTATCGTTATCAATATTAGATATTTTATCGATATTCAATTTCAGTTTTTTCATAGTATGTTGTATCTATGTCCTTTCATAAGTTAATCACAATTTGGCATCTATCTTAAAAAATTCTTATTCCTAATAAACCACCAAGAAGGAGAAAAAGCCACCCGCCCACAATGAAGAACAGGACATTTGCTCCGAAATTTGGGGCAGAGATTATCGGTTGAATAATCACGACGAGGATGGCTGCAAGTAGCATGCCTGCGACGCAAGTAACACCCTCAATTAGCATATCGGCTTCAGATTTAGGTTTAGTTTTAGTTTTATTAGTAGTTTTAGTTGTAGTTTTGTTCATAATACCTACATTATAGAGTAAAGGTACACCTTTTGTCAAGAGTTGTTGTGATTTTTGGCTAGAGATTTTGAAGTTGTTTATCGTATTAGTATGAGACATCGTGTCACATCATTATTGTCATTTATTAAAGGTACACCTTCTTATAACCACCTTAATTTAGTGGGTAGGCTGGGGAATAGATATTTAAGATTTGTATTAGTTAGCGTTTATCTCATTATTGGCAATTAGTAGCAGTAGTATAAAGGTACACCTTCTTATAACCACCTTAATTTAGTGGGTAGGCTGTACCTAGGCTTTCCATATACAAGGGGGGGTGATTAGTATATAATATAAATATAAACATCGATATAGATAGGGTGTTTATAAACAATATATATAAAGTCATAAAGAAGGGACAAAATTATGAATAATTCATTTATTCAAAACATTAAAAATAAGGGTGGATTCAAAACACAGTCGAACAACGGGGGTGGCAAGTCAAGTTGCACAATTGGGTTATGGCAGGATGGTCAAGGGAAACAAAAGCATATCAAAACAAAAGCATTAGGGGTTGGCGATGGTCAAGGTTTTATAATCAATATCATTAAAGACAAAATTCAATTAATGACATTCAACAATTCAGAGGTTGAAGAGTTAAAGAAAAATGGCATTAATGTATTTAAGAGTTGCAGCAAAGGGGTGGATTTAAGTGGCAAGAAAAAATATCAGAGTTATGCAGTTGTTGAAGGTATTGACGACACGACATGGGATAAGATGGTAGAGTTGAACGGTGGTGTCAAAAGGTACAACAAAAACAGCAAAGAAGGTCAAGAAGTGTTAAAGCATTATGAAGTGGTAGCATATAAACAAGAAGAAGTTGCGACAAGTAAAGCATAATAATTAATAAGATTAAAAATATCACATCAAAAATGGTGTGATATTTTTTGTGTGTTTTTAGAGAGGGTTGTGTAAAAGTAGTGTGGAATTGTGGATAAGTGTTTTATATATGTTTTTATAGAGGTGTGTGTAGAGGGGTTGTGGATAAGTATTGTGTATAAGTCACAGCAACAGAGGTAGGGGTTGTGGATAAGTTGTGTGTATAAGTGGATAAGTATTGGGGGAGATTGAGAGGGGGAGTGTAGAATAACATTTAACAGATGTTATTTTTTTAATGGATGGTGTGGTAGAGATATATTTTATAGAGGTGTTTGTGTTGTAGCGTATTGAGAGACGTTTTAAGGTGGGTGCGGGGTGAAGATGATAGAGACATTATATGTTTGAGGTTGAAACGTGTTTAAGTGGCGTTATATTGAGGATTAGAGGGTGTATAGATTGAGGGGTTATTTTATCAATTAAAATATGTATATCGATATCAATATAGTACGGGGTTTTTGTATAAAATCGGTAAAATAAGGTATAAATAGCGTCTTTAATATAATCTCTGATTAAAGTCTCTTCGGAAGGCCTTTTACTTAAATGGGGCTTTTTCTTGCTGCCAAAAAAATGAAGGATGAATATATATAGGTCTCAAGTTCGGGACATTTAAATGATGGTAGTAGTAGGTCTCAAGTTCTGTGATGATGATTGGTAGTGTAGGTCTCAAGTTCTGTGATGGTTTGTAGTGATATATAGTCTCAAGTTCTGTAAATATAGAGATGGATATAGGCTCAAATCAAAATTCACACCTTCTCAGGTGTTTGTCTACATTGTTTATCGAATTAGAACCTCAAATATGTCTCAAATTATCACGTGTCTTCTCTAGCATCAAGTTTGGCTTCAATTATCGCCCTAGTTTCTAGCTAATATCTGGCTCTTAAAGATATGAATTAAAGGTATCGGCTTAATGATGTCATCAGTCTGCAAGCTTTAATTACCTCTGTTATTTAAGCTTATAAGTGACAAGGTTATCGGCTTAATGATTCATCAGTCTGCAAGTCTTGTCTTGGAGCTTTATAGAGGTGGGTTTTCTATCTCTGATAGCTTGAATTTGTTTCTCTATACCATATTGTTAAGGTTATCTTCATTATAACACACGTACGAAAGTTTTTGTAAATAGTCTTTTACAAAAGTTTTTGTAAAAGTTTTTGCTTGTGTTATTTACAACATTTACCTCTGTTATTTATCATTATTATCATTTTCTTTGATAATTTCTGCATTTTGTGCATTTTTAGTATTTACATTCTTTTCTATGTCTGCTAAAATTAAATCAAGTCGGGAAGAACGACTAGCACCATTGGAATTTACATCTGAACGCATCTGTTCGATAAACACTTGTTTAGTAGCTTTGAAAATTTCTTTATTAATTTCCCAAAGCAAATTACGAGCTTCTCTATCACCAGATAGCGATTTAAGATATAAATTGATGACTTCAAGCTCGTCAATTGTCAATTCTTTACTATAAGCCTTGACAAACGAGTCGATTTCTGCTCTCGTAAAACTTCCAAAACATTGAACTAGCCAGAATCTTGACCTGGCTGTTTTTAGTTTCTTCCCCTGATAAAGTGTCCTTAGTGGCACTTCATGCTCAGTCTCAGCTAACGTAGCTTTATACTTCTGTTCCATCTTAGTTTGTAATTCTTGTTCTTTCTCTTTAATATCAACCATTACATCAAAATTATTGTAATTGCTATCGTCGTTACCATTATCTTCTTTCATGGCCCTCCTTTGAGTATTCATACGAGTAACATTATAAAACACCTAATATCGTTGCGTCTAGCGTCTTCTTATATTCTCTCACATTGAGTGCTTTAGCATGAGTCTTCCTCTTTAAAAACACATACAGTACAAGTATTGTCTCTTCGTATGATTTGTCTTTCTTTTTGTTTTTATTTGTTTTATGTTTTTTAGTAGTTTTAGTTTTAGTTTTAGTTTTTTCTTTAGGCACGACAGTACGAGTACTTTTTTGAGTGTTTTAGTATAGTTTAATGGTAGAATATTGATTTTAAGACATTTTGAGGTAGGTAGGAGAGGTTTTGTGAAGAAAGACGGTGGAATTGTCATGTTTGTGTTTCTCGTGCGTCTAAGGTGCGTTATATTGCTTACTATTGAGTACGCTAGCACGAACAAAAAAAAAGAGAGACTTCTACTTGTCTCTCTTTTCTATTTATCGCATTGAACACGAGTTAGCTTGCATTGAGTACTTTAGTACGAGTTAGCTTCTTCGTCTTACTGTATCTGTATAGTGTTCTTCTATTTATTTTTTAAAGTCTTCTTTTGGACGGAGAGAGCCTACTAAGTCTAATGTTTTTCTCTTTACCCCACTTAGTTTTTCGTCCATATAAACAGCTGTGTAATAATACTCTGTTGCACTGTCGTCTAATTTATAAATTAAGCAGTCGTACCAAGTTATGTCTTTTTTATTGTTTTTATCATTTTTGATATCTTTACCACGATAATATGCTGAGTCTTGAATACTATCTATTCCATCTCCTACATTTAAAACCACATCACAGTTTAATTCAATTGCTTTTTCATAGACCTTTAAGAAGTCATTTCCTCCGTTAGGATTGTAACCGTTTATCGCCTTTTTATAATCCTTTAACTTTTCTAAATTAAAGACTTTTGACTCATGTAAACAGATATAACAATTCGAGATATCTCGTCCTAGTGCTTTGATAATATCAACAGTCGCTTCTGTGACTTGTTTAACAGTTGTAGAAGACATTGACCCTGAAGCGTCTAATGCTAAGAGGATAGAAGGATTGAAGCGAGCGTCGTTCTTTTTGCCTTTCTTGAATAAGTCACCATCATTTTGTCTACGAGAAGGTCGAGAATAGGTAGGTACTTTTCCTTTTGATAAATCTCCTTTTAAGACTGCACGAAGTTTTAAGAATGATTTCTTTATTTTTGCAGTTTCAACTCTCTGGTTATACTCCTTTATTAGAGTTCTTGCATCTTTCTCATTATCATGCTCTACTTCATCTTCGCTATAGTCATGTAAGAAGCCCGTAGCTGTATCTTTCTTTTCTTCTTGTTTAAACAGTCTATTCAATGCTTCTTGTTGTACAGAGTTTAATTCTTTGCACTCATCTTCACTGTTACCTCCGTCTGTTGGCTGTTGCTGTCTGTTATCTTGATTCTGTTTATTCTCTTCACTTTTACTTCCTGATTGTTGTTGTTCTTGTCTGTTGCCATTACTTTGATTTTTGTCATTGTTTTCTCCTTCTTCTTTTCCTTGTTGTTGCTGCTGTTGTTGATTAATCTTATCTTTATAAACATTTTTAATTGCAATATAGATATTATCCAGAGTTTTTGCCGTAGCAATGTCTGGTACATCTTTAATAAACTTTTCTTCAGTTACTCCTAGTTCATAAACAAACGCATTTCTATCTACATACACCCCTCTGTTTGCCTGTATTTCACAAGCAAACATATATGTTTTATCGTCTTTGCCTCCTGTTCGTTTATTAAACCTATTTCTCAAGACTGTATGGTTATATAGTGCATGGGTATATTCATGAGCAATAATAGTTGCTATTTCTATTGGTAGATTAGGTGCTTCTATTACTGTTATTGGTGGTCTTTTTCTAGCCCTAATCTGAGCCCCTTCTAGGATTGATTTTGCAGTTAAAGCTGTCGATATCGCTACATAATCGCCTGTGAACATTGCTGGGGAATCTGCTTTAGCTAGACTTGCCATATAAGCTGTAGGCATTTCATCGTCTACGAGAATAGGATATTCTCTGGTTAAATAACTATAGATGCTGTTGCTTCGCTTAAAATATATATCGATTATGGTACGAATATTCTCTTCACACCATTTATGTACCTTTTCTATTGCATCTGCTATATCCTGTTCACTAGTATCTTTATCAATTTCAATTGGGTTAAATTTCATTTTCTTCTTCCCCTTCCTTTTTAGATAGAATCTTATTAATATCTTCAATAGTTGGTTTTAGTTTTAGTGTTTTAGTAGACTTAGATTTAGTTTTAGGCTTAGTCTCAACCTGTTCCTGTTTATCTGTCTCTTGGCCTTGCCAGCCTTTGATTTTACGGACAAACCAGTAGCTATCAGTATTTTTCCAATCTGAAACCCAGAACTTTAATTGTTCAAGAACAGTAGTCCGTGCTACATCTGGAGAGAACCCTTTGTTAATTAACTTAAGATATTCTGTATGTGATTTATTAATCTTTTGTAATAACCTTTTATATCCTCTTTTTGCATCACTATCCCATTTAATTCTGCCAGTATTCTTATGATAAATAGTTAATCCTATCTTTTCTAAGTTCATGACTGCAGCTAAAAGCATCGCCCACATCTTAAGGTCAGTAATTTTGCTACAAGTAAAGCCCACTTCTGATAGAGTATTATATCTATATGCTGTGTATGAGTTTTCAGTAATGTCTAATGGAGCCAATCCCTCCTCAAGCTGTGTTAATGAATATAACTCTTCAAGAAATAGCTCAACTTGCGTTTTAAGAAAAGTCTTCGTTGAAATACATTCATCAGCTAAGTCTTTAGGCACATTCTCACTATATGTCCTTTCTAAAAGTAGTGTAGAGAGTGTTTTATTGTTTAGAATAGCTTTCTTTTTCTCGTCATCAAACTTTGAGAAATACATATATAGAGGTAGAGCTGAAGACATTGCTGAACGCAAATTCCCAAGAGTAGCTCTTATTAGGGTTTTATCATTATAGATATCAAATACTCCAACCCCAACCCCATTTATGCGCCCCTCGAATTTCTGAGTCAATAATTCTTCTCCGAATATTTCTCTCAACTTACGCCCGATTAATGTCTCTTTATATGGGATTTGTTTTTCTGTATTGGGGTTATAATATCCTTTATTTTTCTTCCTCTGTTTTTCATTTGGGCGTATTACTCTTGTATATTTATCATAGACAAACCCGCTCCCATCAGAATATGGGTTGTAATAATATTTACTGGCTTCAGCTGCGTCTATTACCTGTTTAATCAGCTCTGTGGGGATTCCAGCTGCGACGAGCTCAAGTCCCAGCTGGTTATTTACTTTTCCTTTTGTAGCGTACATCGCTTCGCCCATTTTATCGAAAAATTCTTTTGGTATGAAATTGCTGTAAGCAGTCTCATATGTACGCTCCTGCCAAAAACATCGTCCAGAAACCTGAATAAAATTCTTCTCCAATTTCATTTTTAATTCTCCTTTTCCTTTTCTTTCATAAAGTTATCAAATACAATTCTTGCGATGTATATATCATCTGCCATCTCAACATATTGCTTGATATATTCTTCAAGAGTTATTGTTTTTCTTGGTACACGAATAATATCGCCTTCAGCAATAGCTTTTTCATTTGCTGTGCGAGCGATAACTTTTGTAGCTTCATCTGCGACTCTTTGTGTGTGAAATGTATATGCAAAATAGCTTATTCTTTTTGTATTCTTATCAAGTGCTACATATGCAACTTGTTCTACATTTGTATTTTTAGCTATAAGTATTTCTTCATCGCTAAGTACTTGCTTTAGATTTATGCCATCTGCTAGACCAAGTTTTATATTTGTCTCATTCATTAATTCTATATCAGTCATTTTATTCTTCTCCTCTTTCTGCTAAGATTTTAATAATATTTGCTACAGCATTAATCCCTTGTGGGCCTTTAGATAAGAGCTGTTGCTTTAATTGTTTAAGGTCATTAGAGTCCATCTCTACTAAATCTTCGTATATAGGGATTACTGAACCTTTTTTCACTTTCTGTTTTCGTTTTTCTTCTTTCTGTGCTTCAGATTCTTCTTCGTCAAGATATTGATATGTTTTCCCGAAGAAAGCTTGAGATAATTTCTGTGAAGCTTGCTTTCGGTTTTTAACATATCCCATTGCTCTAAAGAAATTCGACATCGAGCGTGGGTTAATCTCATGATAACTTCCTGGTTCAAACCCGTGCCAATCTTGTTCAACGACCTGAGATAAGTAAGACTCAAACTGTTTAGATACAAGTGGTTGTTCTTCTTCTAATAGTTCAACAATTGTATTATCTTTTTTATTAATCTCCCCAGTAATATATTCACGATATGACTCAATAGTAGACTCAATTTCAACAGTAATAAATCTTGAAGCCATTGGACGGATAAGTTCTTCGCCCTCATTCTGTGTACATGGGTTCATGGCTGCGACCATCACTAAGTGCTTTGGAAGTGGTTCTTTCTGGGTTGGAATCTTACGCTCGGTTAAGATTGAAAGAAAAGTCTTCAAAACTTGTGGGTCTGCGGTATTAAACTCATCAATAAATAAGATTTGATAATCTTCGTCAGAATTATGTTCTTCAGCCCAGTTTAAGATATTTACAAACCACTCTGGCCTTGTATAATCTTGCATCTTAGTCTCTTTGTTATCTCGTGGAATACCGTTTGCTGTTTCCTCATATGTACTTGAGCCAGTCAACATTGTGACTTTACAATGGTCATTTTCTAACGACCCAACAATTTGGCTTTTCCCAACTCCTGGGTTTCCTACGATTAAAAGATTATTCTGTGACTTTTTGCAAAGCTCAATTAAGTTTGGAACTTGATTAATATTAATTTTTAGCATCTTATGCTTTTCCTTTCATTATGTAAAAACTGAGATAATATTTTGTATCTCAGTTATTTTATTTATTTATTCAATATGTTTTGTTTTAAATGTTTATTTTTATTTTTTATGTATAGATAGGGTTTATAAAATATAAATATCAGATTAAGTATGTTCTCCTTTCCTTTCTTTTGTTGTTAATATTATTCCAAATTTTTAATCTTCAATAGTTTCTCTAAGATATTATCGTTTTTATAATCTACGGACTATCATCTCAGGGTTTATATGTCGATATCGATATACATATTTTATTATCTTATGGCTATAACTCAGCCCGTATTCCCCAGATACGATATGTACCACATATAAAACTGTTGACTTCAACCTGAACTTAAATTACGAAGCCTCTCGATAGAGCCCAAAATTGTAAAAATTCGTGTGTATATTATATATAGAATTTTTAGCGAATTTTGAGTGTGCGACGGTGTCGACAATGTCGAGAAGTTGAGTCAATAATAACAAGTCTCAATAACCCAAGTCAACATCTTTTAAATATACAGTTGAAGACTGTTTCGTAACATCTTTTCTCTTAAGAAGTACGCTATCAGAAGGTACTTTTTAGGTGTTCTTTACTATCTTTTTCGTCTTTTTAGCGTCTCATGTCGATTTTTAACGACTTTAAGTCTTTTAATTAAATAAAAGTCGTCTTTTAATCTAAGGGAACTAATTTTCCCCCACTTTAATTTAATTAGGGCCTATTCACTTGCCAAAAAATACCGAGAAGACGGATGAGAGGTAGTAATCTCTTTATGTTTTTATATCTTTATACATATATACAGCTAAGTAAGGGAGCGATGGATGATAGAGAACATTGTCTATTGTATCTACATCTCTATATAAGCCAGTATTTTTGTATGAGTGTGAGTATTGCAACTAAACACCTTGCCCTGTATAGCGAGATTTGGCAAAAATACATCATACAGGGAAGGGGGGAACGGAAGATATATATTCGCTTAATGGTGGCTTATATTCGCTTATTCTGATTGTCTTAGTAGTTATTTGCGTTCGCTTATTTTGGTGGCTGTTCGTTAAATGTAGTAGAGGGGGGCATATAAGCCAGTAGTCAAGATGAGAGCTTAGTTATGAGTATAGGGTGGCAAAACATCCTAGACAATCGGTGAAGACTATCTATAGACCACAAAAAAAGAACCATCTCTAAACAAGAGTATGGTTCTTCTACTTCTATATCATGCGTGTGCGAAAGTTTTTGAAAATATTCTTTTACATACGCACGCACGAAAGTTTTTGAAATTACTATTGTAGAAGTTTTTCTCTTAAATTTTCCTGAAGTTTTTCATCTGGTAAGACCGTGTAAGTTTTTGCTGTTGGGGTAGTGCCAGTTGCGTCAGGATTGTAAAGAATAAGGTAGCACATTGGAGCTTCTGAGATAAGTAATTCCATTTGAATTTGAGCTCTTGCGACAAGCGGGACATTGTCATAGTCTTTGCAAGCGTTTGCGTGTTTCCCTACATAGACCCTTGTGACAAGGTCGCCAAATTCGTTATATGCTATTCCAAGGATTTTGTCGCCTTTACGAAGAGTTTTTATAACCGAGGCTGGGTCGCCTTTTCTCTCAACTACATCGTTGTATGATTTGATTTCCACAATCGCAAGATAGTCTTCAGTTGGTTCACCAATTTTACAGACAAGACCGTCTGGTGAATAGCCAGCGTCTTGGTATTCAGAGTTTGTTAAGATACCAGCTTCACGAAGTTCAAGACCTTGTTTTTTTAAATCTTCATTGAGTGCATTTCTGACTTCTTCTTCAAGCACATGGCCTCGTTCTGCGTAAAAGTTTCCGTTAGGAGTGATGCGAGTCGCTGCATCTCTGTTTGCCAAGAAACAAGCCTGTTTGCCTTTTTCGAGTAGGAGTAATGCGTTTGAGCAAGTGACTAGACCAAGCCTTGCGTCTAGCCACTCCTGTGAACCTTGTTGGTAGTTATGTATTGTTATTCTTCTGTTTGCCATTCTTTAAGATGTCTTCTAATCGCTTCAGTACAACCAGCTTTTTCCTCGTCAGTATAAAACTGGTCGAGACCGTCATTAAATTTTTGTATAAGCTGGTAGTTATTCTCTACCAGTATATTACAATCGATGGTACCAGTAGCCGAATCATAAGCGACTGCCTTATAGTATTTACCAATCATAGCTGCGATACTACGGACGATTGCACTAGCGTTCTCTGGAGACGAGACGCAGTCTACTCCAAGCATAGTACCATCTTCATTTAGTTTAATGAAAAGAGCGCTGGTGAACGGTTCGTTGATTTTTTCTAAGACAATCTCTCTAAAAGAATCTTCCCTCGTCATATTCGAGCCTGTGGGGTCAAAGTCATGCACCCGATTCATGCGATGCTCATCGTCTTCAAACCCCTCAGTTACATATTCAGTAGAATATTCACCATTAAGAGAGGCATTTGTTAACTTACGCATTTTAAGCGGCTGCCCGCCCGAAGTACCAGCTGGCATTTCGTTGATTTCATCATCGTTTTTCGTATGATAGTTTTCCATTGTTAATATGCACCTAAATAAATCGTTAATAGTTATGTTTTTGCTTACAAGAATAGTTCTGCGATTTCAACCTCAGCGTCATTGTTATGCCCGACAACCTCCACGATTGAGTCATGTGTTCTATCTACAACTTTATTGTAGAGTTCATCTGGTACATCTTGGATATCGGCATTTTTAGCTAATACTAGATTTTTAAGGAAGTCATTGTCTGCGTCCACCTCATGAAGAGCCTTAAGTAATTTCGCCTTAATTTTTTCATTGTCATACATATCTTCAATAACCGTACGTATAAGCTCTTTAGAGAAATCAGTCACAAGCTTGATATAAACATCAACAAACCATTGTTCAACATCTTCACCTTGCTGCTCAACCCGTTTAGCAAAACCGAGCTTAATAGCAAAGACATGAGCAAGAGTCGTAGCAAGGCGCTCAAAGTTGGTGACATCAAACATATGTTTAGAAGAGATAACCTCAATCCCACCATATTCCTCACTAGAGGCATCGCTGTTTAAGACAAACAATAAAATATCATTGGACTCGTTTCTCTCTAAAGCCTCACGGAGTTTTTTACAGTTAGTGTCTATAAACTCCTCTTGAGTGTTGACAGGTTCTTCCTTGCCACCAAAATAACCATATTTAAGGCTGTATCCTTCCCCTTTAGTGTTTATCTTTACCTTTTCGTTAGATTTTGATTTCTTATTATTGTTAATGT